TCGGTGTTCCGCTCAGACGCCACCTTTCTCGCACGGCTGGCGGCTCTATGCGTTCTAGGTAGTACGCTTCGCGTCTCCACCTAGACCGCGAGCCTTGCCGTGCGGCTTACCGGGCGTCTTTCGCGAAGACACCTTGATCCTTCACCTACAGGCAACTGCGACCGGAGACAGGGCAACCGCCAATCGTGAGGAAAAGCGGCTCCCTCTCGCAGAGAACCGCCCTTCCTTAGTTCTTACCGCTCACTTCTATGGCCAAGATTAAAGACGTTCACTTCGACGCGCAACTTGACTACTTCGCTCGAATAGTCCAGCTCGTAGAAGACGAAGTCCAGAAACGACTTCACGACGGTGACGATTCCGAAGAATAGCCATGCGAGTACCCAAAGACGTACAGCACTGGCTCAATGAACGCGAGAGCTTCCTAAAACGCCTGGCGAAAGGCGATATGTCAGGACCACGCGTTCAACCGATCGTTCGAATCGGCAAAGAATGGTTCTTCGAAGACGCCTACCTTCGCAAGTACCGGAACATGCGGACGTTCGAAATGATCGATATGTAGAGAAATCCCCGTCCCGTTTGCGAAAGCATTCGGGGCGGGGTACTCTGGCTTTTGCGACAAAGCTATGGAGAGAATAGCACTTCTCATCGGCTGCAGCGCAAGAGCGGATTTCTTATCCGTTTCCCCTCTTTCCGATGCCATCAAAAGCAATCCCCGCTGAGCTCAAGCAGCGGCATGACGACTTTGACGAGTGGGTTCGCACCGTTCGTAACCCAGCGACCTATAACAGCGAAGGCCCTCGCGTAATCAAGATCGGTTCGTGCCGCTTTGAGTATCAATTGGCACCGTTGCCAGACGGTCGTTACGCAGCGCGATCCGATAGACAAACGGATAATTCTGGCGGCGGCTCTCCCTGGAAAGCATTTCCGTCACGCGCAGAGGCGTTGGAGCATGTACTGACAGAGGCTCGAAAGTCGTACGACATGTCCAATTCTGGAGGATGTGTAACGAACACCGATCTCGTGTCGGGGCCGAAAATGCTTGAACGGCTGAGCAACAATTCACTCTTCGGCTTTGAAGAACCTGACCCACTTCCGCGCGAAGAGTGGTATCCAGCGATGATCACGTGGCAGATCGGTTCAATGATGCGATCCCAGAACTTCGACATTGTCGATATCGTTCGTGGCGGGAACTATAAGCCGATCAGCAAATCAGGTTCATTCTTCGACATCCCTCTTCCTCCCGGCGTCAAAGACACTTGGAATGACGACTGCGATGAAGAAGGCGAATGTGAAGACGACGATGATTGATAATTTCTTCCCCTCTCTCCCTTGCTCATCCTCAAACAACAGGAAGTCCCTCTGGACTCCCCGGAATCGTGCAACCGATTCCAGCCATCACCAGAAAAGCCGTTCCTCGCAACAGCCGCGGCGATCGAAGCCCATCAGATGGAAACGATCCAGCGATGCCTCGCCGTCCTGCAGGAACAGGCAAAGCGATACGGCGGTATCGACTACCTGCAGATATTCAAGAACGTTGATCCGAACAAGCCGGATCTCTGGATCATCGAAGACGGCGACGGCGGAGCGATCACCGCGCTACTGCCTGACGACTATTGATCTTTCACCTGGCGGAGTCTGCAGATTGGGGCTTGGACCTCTTCAGCTCGCTCGGCAGAAAGGCGTCGATTTCCTCGTTCGAGAACGTCATGTCCTCAAGCGTCTGCAAAGCTTCCTGTGCCTTCTTGTACGCCTTGTATGTCGTGCTCGGCGCGCCGGAGTATACGGCATGAAGCTCTTTAAGCAGTGCGTCCCGCTCGGCTTGAAGGGCTTCTATCGGCCTCTCACCCATCCGGAGATCTGTCAAAAGCGACAGGTACTTCTCACGAATCATCCATAAGTCTGCACCAGCCTGCCGGTGCTTCTGCGCGAGTTCCCCGAGATCGTAGTCTTTGGTATAGGCATTAATGACCAGTAAGAGCGTGGACACCACCACGCCAATCACGGCGGCAGTTGTACCTCCACCGAAAACGGCGGCAATGAAGCCACCGGTCGTGATTGCCGCCAAAATGATTTGCCAGAGCTTTATGCACGACAAACGCGACAGAAGGATGTCTGCGCACTTCTCATGGGTTTTGTGCGAATAGACGACGCGGCCGAAGCATTCGCGAAGTTGTCCCTCCAAAATTGCCCTAGAGCTCGGAGTGTCGTCAGTCTGGGAATGAGGTTCCAAAAATCTCCCTCCATTTTTGCTTGGCAGTCCACTCTCGCTTGGGAGTTGCGGTTTCGTTTTCAATTGCCTCAAGCGAGATGTTATAGCACCGCGTGGCTTTATATTGAAACAGCCCCTTGCCGTAGACATATCGGCCACTTCCAGGTGCCTTCCAGTACTCCTTCTCCTTATCCTGGTCGGCCATAAATCGGAAGAAATCTCGACATATCCAATCGTAGTAAATGTACGATTTAGCCCTAGAGACGTAGTCTTCCATGAATTGGTACGCGAGGGTATCTATTAGCAACCCGCCGATTGGGACATCCCATTTGTTCTTCCAAGCCCTCATCATTCGACATAGCCAGACGAGATTACCATTGCAGTCAGTGTTTCTTGTCCTGATTGCAGCAATCTCCGGCCTCGGATCAGTTGTACGCCAACTTCCACCGCTGTTCGCATCTGGGTACGTGTAACTGTCATCCTTGTTGATAAAGCCCGGCACGACTTCAAACGTTACTCCGTCGGTGAACGGCACCTGGATTACCTGACCATCGCCACGGATATTGGTCTTAGAGTACGTCTTCTCGATAGAGGTTTTCACAGCCTGCAGCAGTGCTGACTGACCATTTCCAGTGTATGCATCGTACTGCTCGTAGACGGAATACGGCAATTGAAAGATCATGTCTAAGTCACTAAATCCTCGAACCGCTGTATTGCGACCATAGGAGCCAACATAAAGGCTGTGGGCGGTGTCAGACGTCGTGCTCCAGTAGTCCGTATTTAACCGGCGCGTAATAGCCTTGTATCGAGTGGAAATAGTGTCTCCATTATCGACTTTCAAATTCGAGCAGAACGTACTGAACCAGTCTGCTAATCCCATGGTGCGCTTTCATTTTCTCACCGCCGTCGCCCATCCATGGCGAAGTTCACGTTTTGTCATTCCCCCCATTATCGGGATTCGGCGAGCTAGGGCAATATCCTGTGCTTCCCAAAGTTGCAGAACGGCCGCTCTCGAACAAATACGTAGATTCCGGCCTCACCAGATCCCGCCGAGCATAGACCGACAGGAGCAGTTCCGTGATCTCCTCTGGGCTTCACATTGCAACCGCCATCTCGGCATGTTTCTCCGGCTGATTCAGCGGATGGGAGTGCGGCATCTCGTGAACGTACCGCAGCTCTCCTGCTTCGCATTCTTTTGGCGAATCGGGAGGCCACCAACTGCACTGGGCGGGTATCTTGCCTGCAAGGAAGTCCCGTCCCTTTTGTGTTATCCGATAGAGGCGACTCCCCTTGCGTGTGCCGCAGATTTCTACGAGGTCGCTTTCTGCAAGCTCTGAGAGCGTCTTTCGTGCCCCTTGGGTCTTCACCACGCTGCCGAACTCCGGCGTTGTCATATCGCGATCTTGGAGCATTTTGAGGGCATCGGTGGACTCGTGCCTCCATGAACGTCTGTAGATGTTCCGCGTTTCCTTGCAGGTCGGGCATCGCATCGCGCACTCGCTCTGCTGAATCACGACTTCTGAAAACGACGGGCGAAGCTCCTTCTCGATCTCCTCTGCCATCTGCGTGAGGTTCAGCTCGTAGGCGACCATTGGAGGACGGTCGAACAAGTGGCGACGTAGCACGGCGAGGATTTGCTGCTGGTCGGTCATATCTACGGGTGAACTGCTTGGAACATGCGATCTCGTCTCGATCGCCCATCTGACAGTAGCTTTTTGTCTCCGCAATATTTGCAGTAAAGCCATTTGCATCCGTGAAGGTCAAACGTTTCAACATAGTTGTGCCTTCCGCATTTCTTTGCCGCTGCTTTGTCCTGCTGATGGGTCATGAGAGGGATGGGGCGACATGCCAGTTAATACGCTTGTCTGTAATATGCACTCTGTCTTCATCTTTCCATTCTGTTTCATAAGTTCCGTCTTCTTCCATCAATGACGGATAAAGGTCTGGCAGGTAATCCTTTCCGTCGTCACGCTTGATAATTACTTCGCCGTTGCCCACATATCGCACTACAGTACTCGGAATACATCCATGACGGACTTTTCTGCCAATCAAATCTTTTTGCCACTTGCCTATCTGCACACCATACCCCTCAAAAAAGCATTTCAGTTCATGCAGCCCCTTTGATAGAAGCATCAGAGCCCTTTCTGGCTCACGGCAGAATTTTTCCAGCACGCAATCGCCATTCAAATAGATACGGACGAATCCACCCTTCCGCCATTCTTCGCCACTTAGCTCGCTTTCTTTAAGATAGGTTTCTGGCACATATTCCAGCTTCCATTCCAGAAAATGACCAGCGAATGGAATGCCATCCAATTCGTGACGAGCTGTTTCAGTGTTGAACTCTGGTGTCTTCATTGGGTTGAGGGGAAGAAATTAGATAGCGAAGAAGTCAGCGGCTCCCGGTCGCTTGCGGTGCGGCGAGCCGGAAGTATTACACGCTTTGCAGCATGGAACGCCATTGCGTGTGTCGAATCGCAAGCCAATACGGGCTCCACGCGAATGCGGCCAGTGGTCGCCGCACACTTCATCCTCGGAGAATTGCTGCTCGCAGTGGAAGCACCAGAAGCTGGACGGATCGATGGGGTCACGCCCCTTCTCACGCATCAATGCATGCCAAATACCCATTATCCGACGCTCCTGCGAAGGAGTGAGTCGCCGTCGGCAGTCCTCACACACAAGGCTCCAGCCGGAAGGGGCTTGGCAGAGATCGCAGTTGTGATCCTCGCGAGCGATAGCCGGTGCGGGGAAGTCGTGGTGGTTCAAGAGCCAGTCGATAATGTAGCGCGGCGTGGTGTAGCCGTAGAGTGCGTTCATGCCTCGTTGGGTGAAGGAATCGCAAGGCCGTGCTCCGTACCCGCCCATGCAATGATCCGATCGATGTACTGGGCGAACTCCTTGGTGGTGAGCCTCGTTGTGCTCTTCTCGATCGGCTGGCCTTTATCGTCGAAGAACTGCGGCAGGAACATCTGCTTGAGGTTCTCGTGCGTGCTCTTTGCATCGTCGCCGGTGTAGTCCGAAATCGTTTGGATCACGGCGGCGTGATAGTAGGCGTTCTGCGTCAGCGTGCGCGGTGGCCGCTCCTTCTGGATCACGAACCAGAGCCGCTTGCCTTCGTGGCTGCGGATGAACGCTTTGAGATTGTCCTCGTCGCGGGGATCGAAGCAGGCTTTGCCGTTGGTGACGACAGCGGAGAGGATCACTTCAGCAGGTGGGGATGCTGCCAAACATTTCCGATGACTTCCAAGGGGAATTCCCCGAAGTTCATACCGCTTCCGACATACAGTCCCACCGCGCCCAGCCGCTCGCCGTACTTCACCTCAGCGACGCACAACTCTGGTTCGGTCGTATTGCCAAAGTCGTCCGCGTAGCGTTTCTCTCCTCGCACGATGTCCCCCTCGAATATCTCCACTCCGTTCCGGTCACGGAGTCCGGTGGACTGCATGATGATGATGTCTTTCACATCGCCCACTCCTTTTAGGAGTGCAAACGCTGAATCATGCCTATTTTCGTCGTTCGGATTCAGGCAGGCATCGTACATTTCGCGGACAGTCGCCATTTGCTTTGTGCCCTTATGCCACGCCCTGAACCGCAGTGGCCGTTGCTGGTGAGTAGGAGGAGTCATTAGGCAGGGAGAGAAGAAGAATCAGACTTTGCGTCGAGCTGATCGCCAAGCGCTTTCTTTTGATCCGGAGGTAGGTCGTCGGGACTGGCATCTTTGAAACGAATGACATCTACAACGCCTTCGCCGGTTTTCTTCTTCTCTGTGAACATACGGAACGTCTGTCCGATCCAGCCGTCGGTATCGTCGCTTCCGGATAAAGTCTTCAGATCGAGGGCACGTTGCTTTTTGAGGATCACGCCCTTCTCTTTGCCCTGAAAATACACCACGAGCACCGCTTCCTTTTTGTTCTTCTGTGGGGAGAAGACGTTTTCCCGTCGCACTTCGCGAATCGTGACAGGGACTTCCTTGCCGGTGATTTCTTCGCCCTTCAAGAAGCGAGAGGGAAATTCGTTTTTGACAGAGAAGCCCATTAGAGAGAGATGGAAGTGGGATAATCTTTCACGAATATTTCTGTCTTGCCGTGTTCCTTCTGCCAAATAAGGTCGGCTGCTTTGAATAGCTCGAATTGATCTTCGATTTCATTCATCTTCCACTTCCTCTTGTTTCGCTTGTAGCCAAGCTGGAGAATGCCGAGCTGGTCTACCTTCATGTCGAGTGCGTGCTTGTATGCGGACACCTGCAATTCGTAGGAAGGCCATACGTCTGCGGAAGTCTTGAAGTCGATGATCCACACTTTGCCGTCGATCTTGCAGATGTAATCGACTGTACCCGCGTAGTTGTATTCGTCGTTGAACACTGTCGTTTCGATGGCAATCGTTTCGGGCTTGAATTCTTTGTGCCAGTCGGCGAAGGAAAGCAGTGCCTCGTACTCTTCAAGGGTAAGGTCTGACACATTGCCGTCGCCGTCTTGGAACGCGTCTTCCATTCTGACCGTATTCCCAAGCAGCAGTGATTCAACTGCATTGTGAACCTTGGAACCACGGTGACCTGCTTCGCGCATGATTTCCTGAGATTCATCCCAGCCGTTCTTTGCGAGCCACATGTAGTAGCCAACGCCTTTTGGATAACAACCGCATTTCCACGTAACAGAGGGGTATTCTCGAATCGAGAGAATGTTCCCTTTTTCGTCGGTCTCCGTTTTCACGTAGAACCGTTCATCAGCGATTGTGATTTGAACGGTCTTTCCGTCGTCTGATACTTTGCGGATTTCCTTTTTCATCGAAGAGAGGGGAAGAAACTAGATTTCAAGCGGCTCCGGATCGTTCGGCTCCACCTCCTCCTCGTGTCCGCATGTAGGGCAGACTGCGAGCTTGCCTTCGGTCTGGCCGTGGCCGTGAGAAGAGGCGGGATCGTGGAAGTTGTGAACCGTGTCGCGGACTTCCATTTCGATTTCGTGGCCGTTGTCGGAGCAGATTGGGCAGAACATTAGATGGCGGGGAGAAAGCCTTCAGAAAGAAGGAGAACGTAGAAGGCCAGAGCAATGAGGAAGAAGCGGAGCATCAATCGGGAATGGAGAGGGTGATTTCCTTATGCACCATTCCATCGAATGCCTGAACTACCTTGCGGTAGTCGGTGCTGTCACTCATGACCGTGGTGGATTGCTCAACGAAGTCCGCTGGAACATCGTCGTGAATCTTCAGACGGATGTTTACCTCGACGCGGATCTCTGGAGAGAGAGCCAGCATGGCTTCTTCGATCTTTGCGAGTGCTTCCAACATGTGCGAGGAGGGAAAGAAGTGATGCGACAACTGTATGCCAATAGTATGCCGCGCGCAAGGGGAAAGTCTTGCCAATTGTGCAGACCCATGTATGCTGCGCGTATGCCAATCACAGCAATTAGCATTCGCCTAACAGATGAAGAAAAGCAGGAAGCTCTCGCCAAGGGTGAAGAGCTTGGAATCCGTACTTTGGCCGGAGTCATCCGCTACGCGATCAAGAAGCTGCGCGTCCAGCCTAGTGTTCGGCCAAGCGAGTCTTAGAAGGGACTCGCGGCCTCACGCCTCCTCGGCGACTCCGTAGAAGTCCCATCTGACTTCATGCGGAGCGTCCTTTAGATCAAGCTCTCGCACACCATTCTCCGTTGCCAAAATGTGAGTGCGTAACGCCTGTTCGCCCAAGTCCCGTGCATATCCTGCAGCGGCCAGAGATTTGTCGGAACCAGGTACATTCCCCAACCGATTGCGATCCTTCTCCGCAAGATAGAGCTGCAACTGCTCCTCGGTCAGAGTGGGGACGATGATTTGGACGAGTCCGGCTGCGTCATACTTCCGCACCCATCCATTGATTGTCTGGCGCAACGGCTCGCTCAGAACGGTCAGATACCCGATCGCCTGATGCCCCTCCCTACGCAGATGCGCTACCGCGTAGATGAGGCGCAGGCAATCGAGTTCCAAGTTCCGAGCCTTCGCGCCACTGCCATTTTCGGAAGACTTTGCCATTCCAAGGATGTAGCGCATGACATCCTCAAGGAATCTGATTGACGCGGGCAGAAAAACGGATCGCTTGGTCGATGCACTTCTGGCGTGTTGTCTGTCGATTGGGTGCGTGGTCGATGTGGTGCTCGATCGCGTTCTTTACGTTGTTGAGCATGGCCGTGATTGACTTGGCCTGCTCCTCGAACGTGAGTTCCGCAAAAGTCTTTGTGTCACCCTTGTGTCGTTTCTTTGCCATTGGTTCCTCATTATTGTTGCCGGTCACGATCCTCGAAATACTTCTCGCCTAGTTTGAATTCAATTTCGTCCTGCTCTTCCAGCATCCGGCCTTCCAGCTCGGCTGGTGATCCATCCACGACCTTGCCTTCATAGATCGCGAGAATGATCTGCTCGCACTCTTGGTATCGCTGCCAGAGCTTGTCCGCTTCTGCGTCATCCATCGCCATGCCCGTTCAAGAAAGGGGTCGCGATTGCGACCCCTGATCGTCCGGCGGTATTGTAGCTGCCCTACTTCTGGGCGTCGATTCTGCGGTGCATTTCACGCTTCGACACGCCGTAGTTCCGCAGATTTGTGACAGCCTTTTCGAAGCGAGGCATCTCCTGGGCAATCCTCTTTTCGTAGTTGGGCATCACCCGCGGCTTTGGTGCAGAGGCCGGTGGGCGACGACGCAGCTTGGATTTGGCTTGCATGGAAGAGTTGGGAAAGAGTGCCTGCATGTTGCTCCTCGGTGCAGGCAGTGTCAACTTTCGTATGCTGCATGAACGTTGCGGAGCCAGCTCTCGGCGTTGTCATCGCCAGTCCACTTCTTCGCAAGTGCCATGTCTGGAAAGCGCTTGTAGTACGTTGACCAGATGCGTTTGAAGTCTGCAAAGCTCTCCTCATGGGAGCCGTACCACTTCGGTTCACGGTAGCCCTTCTCCCACGTCATTATTCCGAAACAGTTCTTTCGCTTGATCGCGGTGCCGTCAGTGCAGCCACCCGTTTCAGCAACGGATACGGCGTGCGCTAACCTGTCGAGGTCAAGATCACCAGAAACCTGCGGCTGCGGGGCTGGTGCTACTGAAAATCCACCTTGTCTGCGGTGCCAGTGTCCCAACTGTAGGCGTATCCGTAGGCTTGCAGCACGCCAATTTGCGTGGCGTTATTTGACTTCCTTCGCTCGAACTCTTCTACGATTGCCCGGTTCTCGGCAATGTATGCCTGGTTGTTCTGGATCGCCTTCAGGGCGAAGAGTACAGGCTCGGGCATCGGCTCGTCAGCAAGTGCTCCGCGAGTGAAGCCGAATAGAACCCCGACGAGGAAGAGGATAGAGAGAATGCCAAGACCGCCGATGATGTTTTTGCGTGCGAGACGCATAAGTATGTATTGGTATGAAGTAAGTAATTGTTTGATCTGCATACTATTCTACAGGAAAGCAGATAAAAGCGCAACGGTCACTGCTTGGCTACCAGCCTCACATATGAGGCGATCATTCTCCGATTCGGTTGTGCAACGAACCGGAAACGGTTGAATTTGAGGAAGTACCCTGTCTCCCTCTGCCGATCATCGCGAGCGAGTTCAACAGCCTGCTCTATGGTCAGTTCTCGCATCAAGAGCGCATGAGGGAGTAAATACGCTTCCTTAGCTGGTGCGCCTGATCCTCGGTTATATCACCGCAACTATCTGCGTCGCTTACCTCTTCTTCAATCCATTCCAACTCATCAGTTCTTCTTACATCTTCGGGCTGCATGGAGCCGACTGCTGTGATCTCGTTTTCAAGCCGTTGGTGCTCTTCAGGGAAGTACATCTACCAATCCTCCGTGGAGGACTGGATAGCTGGACTTCGGCTTAGTCACGATTGAACCCGCGTCCGCACTCCGCCTCAGGCAGAGTCTCGGCACGGAGACGCGTCTTGCAGTGCTCTTCGACTGCTGCACGGTTCTGCTTCTCACGCAGAGCGTGGAGCTTTCCTGCACGATCGGTGTGGACGCGACGAACGTCCTGGTAGATCGAACGATCTAGCACGCGGTTCGTGACGTTCCGCAGGTTGTCGTAGAACTGCACGCTATTCGCCGGAGGGCGTGCGACTGTCTCTACGCGAACGGTCGATGGAGGAAGAGTTGCCGGGAGCGGAGTGGTTTCCACTACAGCGGCGAGGAGAAGGGTGAACATGGAATGAAGGGGGAAAATGGTTCAACGCGGGAAGAGTGCCACAACGTAGCCACGCTCGTCAAGCAAATCGCGGAGCACTCTTTCAAAATGTGTTGCCACAACGTAGGTACTGCGCTACTCTCTGCCCATGCTCGACGATGTGATCCGATTTCGGTGCTCGAAGCAAGAGAAACGCGAAGCCAAGAACAACGCCAAGCGTTTGGGCTTCCACAGTCTCGGTGATTACTTCCTCGCGATGGATGGCGTGCGTCCGATCCCGACGCAGAAGCAGGACATCGACATCAAGCTATGACTCACCACGTAACCGTACGCAGCTTTTCCGAAACGGTGATCATGCACAAGCCGAGCGACAAGCTGTTCATCAATAAGTTCTGCTCGACATGCTCTCGGGTGACTGGTTGGCAGAAGGATCGCTGTGAAGAATGCAGTCCAGATCGTGCTGCAGCTCATCTAGCGACGTGACCCAGATTCCCACCCCTCCCTGCTCGGTGACTTCATCGAGAAACGACTGCTGTTCGGGTGACGGCTTCTTCCCCGGCATCTTGCACTCCACTGCGAGGAACCGACCGCCTGGTAGAACTGCAAGAATGTCGCTCACTCCTTTCCGGCCAGAGAATTTGCGGAAGACTCTCCGCGAGGGATCGTAGACGCCGGTTGTGTTGTTCCTCCAAGCGAGGATTCCCCGAAGCGCCAGAAGATCCAGGCAGCCTCTGACGACGTCGGTCTCCGACACAGAACGGAGGATAGCAGTAGCGGGAGGAAATCGGTACTACCGTAGACGCAAGGCCCCTTCCACGGCCTGCTCAATTGTCGGGTAGTGCTTCGGACGGACAGTTCCACCGGAAGCGAGAACCCACACGGTAATTCCCTGATTTGATTTCTTTTTGCCCGGCTCTTCCCACTTGCCTTCCGTGAACATGCGGACGACTACCTTTTGCTTTCCATCCTCGTCGCGTATATCGAGCATCTTGCGACCGGCAGCGTCAACGAGCAGGTGAGCGCCCTTGGGGTCCAGAGCGAAAATCACGTCGTCCTTCCACACGAGGAAGTCGGGGTAAAAGTTGTACGTGCCGCCGGTTTGTAGCAGCGGAATTGCGAAGCCGCCGTTGACCGGATTGCGCGCCCAAGGATGGCCGAGCGAATCCAATGCGTCGGCATAAGGCATCTCGGAATTGCTGATATCGCTATAACCTTCATGGATTGAGTGGGTGAAGTTCTTAACCTTTGCAGGGTTCACAACAACGGGGCCGACCGTGTACAGGTTCTCATCCTCGAAAGCCAAGCTGCTGTGCTGCAGATAGGCGTCAACAAGCTTCTCGGCCGCATCTTTGAGATCGTTTGCAGCACGACTTGTAACTTCGACGCGGGCGTCGAACTTCCCGCCAGTGAGATCAATGCTCATGGTGGCCCTCGGGTAGAGGGACTGGATTCCGCGGCGAACAATCCAGCGAGCGGTGACTCGGTTGGAGTGCTTCATCGTGGTGACCACGACCTCGGCAGTGGAGCCGTCGCCGATTCCCTGTACAGCTCGGTAACGCTCACCCTTTCCAATGATGTTGTCGCCATTGTCATTGCGGTAGTCCACTACGTTCTCTATCTCTTCATAGATCGGTTCGAGGTCACAGAGAATGTGGATCTCCGGGACGGTTACTTCTCGTCGCGGTTCCAGGTGAATTCGGTTCCGGTCTTTTCGATCAGTGAAACCGGAAATGGCGATGTCCGGGATCTCGCCGCCGATCTCTTTGCGAACGGCTTTGAGGATCTGAGGGAACACCTGCTTGTCGTCAATGCGAATGTAAAAGTGAGCGCTGTTGAGGTCTGCGTCTGGGTAGTGGCGGGCACCAGGCTGGCGGAGGACACGGCCGATCACCTGTTCCACCTGGACAGCGGACCCCATACTCTTGTCGATATACGCGAAGCAGCACTCTGGATCATCCCAGCCCTCCTGGAGGGACTGATTGAAAATGATGTGATGGAAGTTGCCCGCGCTAAATGATGCGAAGTCATCCTCGCCGCCGTTGAAAAGGTGGAAGCCTTCGGGCGGCGGATTGTGCTTGTGATCCATTTTCAGATCACAGTAGAGGGCGATATCATCGGGGTTGATCCCGTGCTTTTCCACCAAGTACCGCCAAATCAGTATGGGAGGAGCCTGGCGCTCCGCGAAGGGGCGCGACGCAATGTCCTTCGTGCCGTCGATCTGAGAAATGTTGGTGCGACAGACATAGATCGCCTTCGGCTGGAACCCGACGTTGAGTCGCTTCGCCTTCTTGGCATATGACTTCATCGCGGCGAGCATGTCATCGAGAGCGAGCTCCATGTCCGTGGCATAGCCGCCCAAGATGAGCTGACGTTTCACCAGGCCCATATTGACCACATCAAGGCTCTTCACGGTGGTGACGAGCCTTTCATCCGTCCAACCGCAGTCCCGGAGACGCTCGATGAGCTTGGCAAGCCTTGTTGGGGTGCGCATCGTGGCGCTTGCGGCAAGAAACGCGTCGGGTTCGAGCTCCAGTAGGAGGTCCGTCTGCTGATCGGAAAGGTTTTGCGCCTCGTCGTATACGATCACCAGCGGCCGGCGTTCCACGTCAGAGTTGGGACGCTCGCGCAGGACGCGCCAAAGGGCATCACGGTTTTTATCGTGGCTTGGCTTGTGAACTTTGAGACTGCCGTCTTCCTTGCTTTTCTGGTTGAAGGACCCCACCGTGGCGAGCACCAGTATTGGAGTGTCGCCGTCGCGGATGTGATCCTCACGCAGTTCAGGCAGCGGGACGACGATGAAATCCGGAATGAGGTGACTGTATTTCCCTCCGCTCTCGAAGTTGGCAGTGGTTTGATCGACTACCGCTTTGGCCTTGGAAATCCAGAAAACGATCGGCTCGACGGACATCGCCGCGCGCAGCTGCGATGCGGCGTCAGCCAGTATCGGCGTCTTGCCAGCACCGGTAAGCGCCGCCAGCGCTTGATAGTATGGTGTCGCCCACCGCGCCGTCTGCATGGGGCGGTCAGGGTCGTCCGTCAATTCAACAAAGCGCTCCAGGATCTTGTCTGAAGCGCCGGTCTGGAATGGAAAGAGTTCGATGTTGCTCATGTTTCACCTTCCGACGAAGAAAGCGGTTCCGTCGCTTCGTTGAACCCGAGCTTCTCCAGGATTCGTTGCGGAATCTGGTAGAACTCAATATTCGGCCCAGCGTAAGCGGAGATACGGGCATAGACGTGGTAAGGCTGTTTTATGTCGGCAGCCTTTGCCTCTTCGACAATGGCCTTGAATGCCGAACGATCAAGAACGGCGGCCTTTTCGGGTCCATTCCAGACCAGGAAATATCCCTCTCCCCGACCGCCAATAGCAATGAGGTACTGGTGTTTCCCGGCTGGGAGGCGCTGCAGGTGGCAACCTGATCGTTCCGCTTGATCCCAATGGCTGGTCAGCAGCAGGTCAATCATCTCCTCGCGCTCCAGGGCGAGGACAGCATCACCGTCGATCTTGTCCAGAAGCTTGATGTAGCGGAAACCGCCGGGTAGTGGATCAGCAGTTTTGACTACCTTCCCCGCATCGTTCACACGCTCACCGGAAATAGCTCGCGCTACCCGCACGCGGGTAAGAGTGCTGGCAAAGTTGTCACCATTTTCCGGACGCCCCTGCTCAATGAGCACGAACCGGCGGTTTACTTCATTCTTGGCGTTCAGTTCCAAGAGTGCGTGGGCGGTAGTGCCGGAACCGGCGAACGGGTCGAGAACGATACCGTCGTCAGGGCACCAAATTTGTATGATTTTGGTGAACAGTTTCAGCGGTTTCACCGTGTCAAAGCCGTGGCCCTTTCCAACGATCTCGTCGAGTTCTTCCAGCCCATCGCGGCTTCGGCCGCTTTGCTCGTAAGGCCAGGAGACGGAATCGAGCTGTAGGGGGTGGTCGTCGGGTTCGAGCCAAAACGTGGAAGGAACGAGCCCTGCTTTGACGGCTTCCAAACGGTGTTTTTTGGCGGGACCGCCATTGCCGTCCTGGCCCCAATACAAGATTGGCCACTGACCGCGTTCTAGAATGGTGAGAGCCTTCTTGCGACTAGCGGCGATAACCTTATCGTTTTGCTTGTCAGAATTCTTCGGAGACCAGCCTTTCACCACGAGTGCAGCAGGGCGGTCTGCATCCGTCTCCACCTCTTCGTACTTGATGCCCCACTCCTCCAGCCACTTCTTCATCTGCGTCTTTTTGTTCGCCCAGTGGCGACGGCCGGGATCGTACAGCTTTCCTGTGAAGGGAGACTGGACATGATAGCTGGCCGACTTTTGGTAGTCCTTGCCGGTGAGATCACCCCACTGCCAAGGGCCAAGAGGGTCGTTGTCGGGATTGTTGAAGCGGCGGTTGGTGGACTCCTTTCGCTCCAGCAGCCCGCTCTTCGCTTGGTTCAAGTCTTTGGCGTACACGAGCACGTACTCAGTGATATTGCTGACGTGCGTGGCTTGGTTCTTCGGCGTTGTCTTTTGCCAATTGATGATGGCGATCCGGTTTTCCTCGCCGAAGACTTGGTCCAGGATCATGCCCAAGCGGAACATCTCCCGCTGGTCGATGCAGATGGCGAGTACGCCGCCGGGTTTCAGCATCTCCTTCATCATCCAGACGCGAGGCGTCATCAGCTTGAGCCACTTACAGTGACGCGATCCATCGTCCGCCGGAACGATCTTGCCAAGATCCGGGTCGTTTGGGTCTTCGTCCCACTTGTCGTTGTAGCGGAAGTCGCCGCCGGTGTTGTACGGCGGATCGGTCAGGATGAGATCGACTTGGCCACGGTATTTATACAGTGAGACCATCGCCTGGAGGTTCTCGCCCTCCATGATGATGCTTGAGGATTGATCCTCTTCTGAGCCAACTGACAACTTCTTCTCGATCTTCTGGCGACGGGGACGCACTCGGCGAACGATATGCCAGGGGGGCGTCTGCCCCGTATACATTAGTCGGAGGCCGCCTTCCTCCTCTTTATCGCGCTGCGTCAGGAGCTGCACCAGGTCATCGCGACTGAGGTTGTCGTAGTCCGACGCCTCATTCTTTGCCGCTGCTGCGCCCCCGTTCTTTCCGCGACGAAGGTGCGGACGTGTAACGGGCATTCTATTACCTCCACTTCACGACTTTTTGCTGAACAACGCGAATCGCTGGATTCTACACAAGTCGTGAGGAAGACGCTACAGACGAACGCAGAGGAGCTCTAACTCGTTGTCTCTACATATGTTGCGCTATGCGGTGAGGTCTGGCAGGCTCCGCCACGGTCACGGTTCTTTCAAAAAGGAGTTTTCCCATGCAGACGATTCAATGCCTGAATGACCTTGAACGGTTCGGAATCGTTCCGCTCACTGGCGAAGCCTGTGGGCTAATGTACCGCGTGCTCTTCGATGTTACCGCGAAAGGGCGCGGCATTCTGCAGAAGTGCTTCGGCCTGATGCAGCTTGAACTGGATGACCCCTGGAACAGGGGCACTGAGGACGAGCCGCATGTCGGTTCGATCATGCTTGCTCCAGAGATGTTGCCAGCGGTCGGGATCTTCTGCCTCCTTGAACATGGATGCACGGAGGTCTGGCGCAAGGGCGAAACGCTCTTTGGCGTCGAGCCCAACGACGACGCTGATCGTCTTCAAGCGGTGAAGGAGGCCCACGGGCCTCTCCGCCGCTTAGCTTACGGCGGGACCGCGGGCGATCGGAACATGCATGTGATGACCGGCCGGGTTCACTGATCGGTGACCACGGAGAGGAGTCTCGGCCCCTCTCCAACAAGCCTCTTCCGAAAGGAAGGGGCATTTTTGGCAAGGCGATTCCGCGCAATAAATGTGATCGAGCCGTAGACTGTACCCCTGCATGGACGCACTGCGATTCGACGCAGGGAAACCGGAATACGATCTCATTCCGCCACGTCCGCTGGAAGACATCTCCCAGGTACTTACCTACGGAGCAAAGAAGTACGATCGCGGAAACTGGCAGAAGGGCATGGATTGGAGCCGGTGCCTCAATTCTCTTCAGCGACACATAGAAGCATTCCGCCGTGGCGAGCTCACCGATCAAGAGAGTGGATGCTTTCACCTGGCTCACGCCGCAGTGAATTGCATGTTCCTTTTGGAGTACATGCGAACGCATCCCGAAAAAGACGACAGGGCTTTCCTTCCCCCCGCCGTTCGTGATGAAGAAGGAAGCATTTGAGCGCATCCTGATCTGCAGCGACCATCACGGTTGTTATCTCGACAGGCGTGCGTGGCGAGTTTTCCTCAGTGTCGCGACAGAGAAGCAGTGGGATCGAGTAATCCTCAACGGGGACGTATTCGATTTCGCGCAGCTCTCCGTGCACGACCGTAAGAGCCAGCGGAACTTCGACAGGGACTATCACGACGACTTCACGATCGAAGATGAGCTGTTTCATGTGCAGACAGAACTCTTCGCGCCACTGCGAAAAGCGGTGGGGAACAAAACGAAGATCCAGATGCGGCTCGGGAATCATGACGCTCGATTTATCAAGGCGAGCATGTCGTCACCGGACGCCCTGATGCAGCTCCTCAAGACCATGCGGAAGCGCAAGTCCGTCTATCTGGAAGACGTAGCCCAGCTCAACCGCTGGAATATCGAACTGAGCTACAACGACATCGACGTTCTCTATGACACGTTCACGATCATTCACGGGGTGAAAACTAGCCAGAATGCGGCCAAAACCAATCTTCTGACGTTTGGATCGGGCACGAGCGGCCACACGCACAGGGCAAACTCATTCAAGCAAACGATGCACGGTAAGCTCCAAGGCTGGTGGGAATCGGGGTGTATGCGGACGAAAGAGAAAGTTGAATACTTGCCCATCGGATCGAAGCCGGATTGGTCGCACGCCTATCTTGAGCTGCATATCGCAAAGTCCGGGCTGTTCTTCTGCATCCCGCACGAGGTCGTCAATTACTCCACGATCCACGATGGTGTTCTCTACACTGGATGATGCCCACTGAGAAAGACAAAGCCGGCGTTCAGCAGTATTTCGAGGATGCCTGTGATCGATTCGGATTGCAGCCTGCGCGAGTGCGCTACGAATGGAAAGTAAAGCAGGTTGAAGATGAAACTTTGGCCGAAGTGAGCACGTCGTATCCGTACAGAGCAATTACACTTGGGATCTTCCCGGAGTTTTGGAATCAGGAGCAAGACGCGCAGGAGGAAGCATTACTCCATGAGGTGATGCACGTTCTTCTGGAACCGCTCGATCAGCACCGCCTTTCTCACGACAAGCTATTCAACGATGCAGAGGAGGATATTTGTGACAGGCTGTCGATTGGGATTCATCGGATGAAGAAACTGCAATAATTTGACAGTGCTGCAAGTGCATCTCTGTAAGAGCAGAGGTAGCTTTGCGTCGTGCCATCACCCCTTCGTTTTAGATCGGGAACTACCGCGCGCTCGGGCGTGATGGCTTTTTGCGCGTGCTCTGGTTCCCGTTCTGAGACGAGGTATGCGTAACGGCTACATCCTCCTTCACCGCAAGGGCATCACGGAGGACGAGTGGAAGCACCCGCTCCGATCTCTCGCATGGATTGATCTACTCACGCTCGTCGCATGGGACGACTACACGGATACGGCAGGGAAGCTGATCCGACGCGGTGAAGTAATCGCCAGTGAAACTTTCCTCGCGAAGCGTTGGCGGCAGAATCGTGGCACCGTCCATCGTTGGTTAGAACACTGGGAGAAGAGTGGTCAAGTGCAGCGGCTAGTGCAGCACCAATCGCAGCAGGTACCGCAGCGGCTTTTTGTGGTCAACTATGCCAAGTATCAGGGTGTACCGCAGCGGCCTTCGCAGCAGGTACCGCAGCAGGTACCGCAGACAATGAAAGTAAAAGAGAAGAAAGAAAAGAAAGAAACAAACGACGGCGGGTTTGAAAATGAGTTGGTAACGTTCCTCGGCAAACAGCAGATAGAGAATCCACGCGCCTACCTACAGAAGCTCATGCGGGAAGTGAACAACGATACGAGGGCGATCCGCAAAGCTTGGTCGGATTGGAAACGCGGTGTGGGCATCGAATCACCTAGCCAGTTCTTCTCACGGTGCATCCACTATCACAAGACATTGCGCTGATGGGCTCTGCAGCATCCGTACACCGCAGGCGTTGCCGTGTGAAAGGATGTCCGCGACTGCCGATGACGAGCGGTCTATGTGGCATGCATTCGAAGCGGAAGGCGAAGACAGGATGCGTCTACAACTATCGCGACTTGTTTGTTCGCGCTCATCCGCCTGTTCGAAGTGTGTGCTACATCCCGGTTGCTCCGAACGGATACACAATCGTTGACCGTGACGATTACGATCGATTGATTCAGTTCAATTGGTACTTCGCTCATTCTGGGCACGTGGTCTGCAAGCCAGAGGATCGAATGATATTCATGCATCGAGTGGTGATGGACACTCCGCTTGGATTTGAAACTGACCACGTAAATCGTTGCCCGTGGGACAATCGAAAGGAAAACCTCCGTATTTGCACCAGAGCTCAGAACAAGCGAAACCAGGTATTCGATAAGTCACGTACATCATCCCGCTACAAGGGCGTGAAGTTCGTTCGCCGCGACTTTGAATTACGGAAGCCGTGGGCTGCGTCGATAATGTGCGACTATCGGATTAAGAATCTAGGCTACTTTGCAACGGAGGAAGACGCTGCCCGAGCCTACGACGAAGCAGCTCGTCGGCTGCACGGACCATTCGCCTACTTGAACTTTCCTTTGGATCAGGGTTCGCCGTAGAGTGGGACCGTGAATCTAGTTTTCGATGAATGCCCATCGTGCGACGGCCTCGGCTGGGTGCCAGGTCCAAAGAAGAGCAAGCTGACCTGCGACTTCTGCCAAGGAACTGGCAAGCTCCCGATCGCCGCTCCCGATGTTCAACCGAATGGAGAATCCTGACGCCCTCGTCCACCAATGCCGCAACCTGGCACGCATGCCGGAAGGGCCGGACAAAGAATCGATGAAGCAGATCGCTGAAGAGATGCTGCAGGAGCGAGAGGCGCGGGGCGAGATCACCGCGGAGCTTCGGGCGATGCTTCTCCGGATTCTGCGAACGCCGTCAACGTGATATTCCGGGGAATGCCTTTACTTCCGACGATGGAAGTGGAAACATGAGCACGAATATGCTCACTCTCATGCCACCGGAGATCCTCGAAGAATTCGAGCGCGACGCGAAAGCTGCCGGCTTTCCCTCTCGTCGTATCGATGCCCCGCGCTCGCGCTGGAAGTACTTCCGGAAGCTGCTTGCCCTTGGTCGGCAGTACGCTGATGTTCTTTCTCGCGACTGATGCCAACCGAAGACTTCTGGCGGCTCCTGGGAATCGCTCTGGTGATCGCTGCCATTTCACTTCCAGCAGTATTCTCCGCTCTCCCCGCATGAGTCCCCTCGCTATCGCCATCGGCATGTGCTTGTGGGCTTTGTGCGCTATTTATCTCTTGAAGAAATGACCCGCCTCCTCTCCATCCTCTTGGCTCTTACGCTGGCGGGGTGCTCTGCACAACCGAAGTATGAATATCCCGAGTATGAATATCCCGAAGCCTGTTGGCCGGACTGGAGATGCACAATGCGTTGCCCAGAAATCTTTGGCGACGTTGCGAAATGCGAAGAGCTTTGTAATTGCCCTTACCACGGCTGCCTATGACCCCTCGCTCTGCATCATCGGATGGCAAGAAATTCAGTGAAATGTCCCACGGGGAGCAGATTGATTGTCTTTACAATCTTGCAATGACTTTCAAGAAACAGGCCGAAGAGTCGCAATCTCTTCTGGAAGTGACAATGGAAGAACTAAGGTCACTAAAGGTTCCACGGGAATCCGTGCGTCATTCTCTTCTCTCCTTTTTTGGCCTATGACCCCCTCACCATCACCAGCAAAGGCAAACCGCGATAACTGCGAATGCTGCGTTTGTAATGGTGGAAAGCTGAAGGGGTTCCTGTGTAGGCATTGTGAAAATGGAATTTGCAGAAGAGAAGATTGCTACGATTGTCTTCCTGCCCTCTCCCCAGAGACACGAGCTGTAATTGATTCCCCCTCTACGAATGAGTGACCGCTACGCAGATTTCTACAAGCTAATGGTGTTCATGCTTTTATGCTGGGCGTTCATCTGGTTTGTTGTTACTGCTCCGGTTTGGACTCGGTGGCGAACAGACAGCAATAGGCGTGACTGCTTGTGGAAGATGGCAGGAAGCGGTGCTCATATAGCCACGGAAGTGTGCAATAGGCTTTATCCTTCTTCCCATTACCACCTGTGACCCGCTCACGCAAACCCACCACAGGCCGCTACACCGAAGAACAGAAGAAGAACAAGCTCGCCTCCTATCGCAAGCTCCGTGATGAAGGAGAAAGCGATCACGCCGCATGCCAACGCATCGGAGTTGATTCAAGGACGATTCGGAGGTGGATGAAGCAGTTTCCGCATGAGTACACGATCCCTGCCGGAGAATTGAATGCCGGAGGACGCATTGAGTTTCGCGCAACGCCAACACTCTTCCCCAAGCCCCTCTCCCGTAGCGAGAAGGAGAAGCTATGCGAGGAGTGGGCACTCCACCAACGCGGCAAGCATTTGGAAGTGCAGATCACAGACGACGAGGGCAATCGAGAAAGGACTTTAGAGCGGATCGCCTGCGACCTGATGGACGCATATCAGCGAGAGCGCTGCAAAGCCATCGAGGATAGGATCAGCAAGCACGATCTTGAAGACTACAAGGAGCGGGCTGCGCTGACGAATCGCGTGAAGGAGTTAGAAGACCTAGCGGTTGCCACGAAAGAATCCCATCGCAGGCGGTGTGCGAGGGAATTCATTTTCGCGGTCGTGCTCTTCGGGATGACGATGATCGTGGTCGGTTCTATGCTCTCCGCATGATCGCCGAGCCGTACATCTGTATCAAAGGCGAACTGCAGGGCGAAATTAAGTGGTACGAGGTCGATGAAACCGGCCCGTACCGTCTCGGCATGAACAACTTGGTCATGCGACCAGTGGGAACGTGGCATCCATACGCCGTTTTCGAGCGGGATAAGCTGCAGGAGCTAGCGTCGGCCGACAAGCGTATCAGGTTGAACGATACGCATTACGAGTTGCGGTTGCCTTCAAGGACGTACAGTTGGAACCTGCAAGGCATTACGACCGAAGCCCTTCTGCTCCTCACTCGCGCTGCATTCCTTCAGGACGTTTGCGAGAAGGAGGGAGTTGAGTGGTTGCCGCAGGACAGGATCGTCGCGCAGGTCCAGGTCCACGACATCCCCCCGGAGGGCATCGACATCGTTCACGAGCTGACGAAGGATGCGTAGCTCGAATGTTTGGAACCATCGGCACAAGCACAAGCATCCCCCGAAGAATCAGGCGAAGCTCAAGGGCGTCTACTTCATGAAGAACCTGGCAGGGCTGCAAAAGCCGTGGAAGGCCTATGCTCGCCGGCATGGTCAACAGATTCTCCTCGGGTACTTCGCAACCCAGTGGGAAGCGGCAATCGCATACAACCGCTGGGCTTGGAACACTCACGGAGTGGGGACGTACTTGAATCAGGTTCCCGTGAAATGTGTTACTGTGTCGGCATGACGGATCAGAATCTCTGCGGAAAGTGCCAGAAACCAAAGGGCGACGAAGACGGCTGCTGCCGGTGTGGAAGGCCGAGCGAATACGACCCGGCGTTCTGCGATCGTGCCGCCGAGTATGTTGCGCAGTGCAAAACGATCAGGAAGGAGGATGGAGCCCTGCTCGTCGATCTCCCGAAGATCGAAGGCTTCGCCAAATTCCTGGGCGTATCGAAGCAAACGCTGCACAACTGGTCTGAAGCGCACCCGGAGTTTGTTGACGCTTTGGAGCTCATCAAGAACGAACAGAAGTCCCGCCTCATCGATTACGGCCTGGCAGGGACGTACAACAGCACGATCGCAAAGCTGGTGCTCTCCTCGGATCACGGCATGCGGGAGCGGAGCGAGCGCGAGCTGACCGTTCCAAAGGATTCCGCCGCAGCACTTGCTGGTATGCTGCTCGACAGTGACGGTCCGGAACCAGACGCCGGCACAAAAGAAAGCGACGCTGAAGCGGACGCTTAAAGCCTTTGTCGGATTCTGCAAACTGTTCGGATTCGAGCTGTACGCGTATCAGGTGAAGATCGCGTACTGGTGCCTCTACTCGCTCTTCGTCGAGCCGATCGACATCTACATCAAGATTTCCCGCCAAGCTGGGAAGACGGAAACGATCACGCTGCTGCTGCGTTTTCTGATTATCTTCTACCGCTTACTCGTCGGTGATCCGCTCATGGCCGGCATCGCCTCACCCAAGGGCGAGCAGGCGAAGACGGACGTAGACCGCATCAAGAAGTCGATCGGGACCATGCGGGACTCGTGGCAGGTCGAGGATCGGGAGTTCAACGCGCACACGGTTCGCGCGTATCGGCTCGATCAACTCTCTGCGGAGGTCTACCGTTTCTCTCTCGCACCTACGACGACAAACGAATCGAAGACACTCAACGTCCTCATCGTCGAGGAAGCCCACAAGGCCGATGACCAGAAGCGGGCGGATCAGCTTGATCCGATGCTCGCGTCCACCAACGGCGTGCGGTGGATGATCGGGGTTGGTGCGCGGCGGACGTGCGACTTCAAACGCGGATGTGACGGGGATTTCCCGAACAGCAAGTCGATCGTGGTCGATGTGGACGCGGTGATCGCGGATCGGCGAAAGAAATACGAAGAGACCGGGGACGCCAAGCACCTGGATTACGAGAAGACGTTCGCCCGCCTGCTGAAGGAGAAAGGCCGCGAGAATCCTGAAATACGGGTCAACTTCTACCTGGATGATCTGATCGAGGAAGGCAACTTCGTCGCACGCGAGCGCCTGCTTTCGTGCGGCAGGAGCACGCCTGCCCCCGCTGGTAAGCTGTTCCTCGGTGTGGACTGGGGACGGGTCAGTGATGCGACGTGGGCCATCGTGGGCAACGATCAGAACGACATCGTGGACATGCTGAAGCTGCCGAGCGTGGCCTACGAGGAGCAGATCGAGCTGCTGACGGCTTGGCTCAACGAACCGCGCAAAGATTCTTCGGGCGAATTCACGTACATGCAGCGGATTCTGGGCGTACGCGGCGACTCCACGGGACAGGGCGACATGCCGATGGAAACGCTGGAGCGCCAAACGCGCCTTCCAGTCGATACCACCAGTCATGTAAAATTCACCCTTCAAAGCAAGAACGAGATGTACTTGCTGTTCGAAGAGGCGATCTTCCGCGATGCTGGCGATCCGTTGCGGTTCAGCTATCCCGCAGATCATCCGCTGGCCGCAGAGTTCGAAGAGCAGATGACGCAGCTCGTGCGCGAGTACAAGGGAGACGGCGAATACCTGAGCGTCCACCATCCGGACGAACCGGGTGCGAAGGACGACGCGCCAGACGCGACAGCTTTGATGTTGATGGCCGCGAAGAGCGGGGATATTGGCGAACTACTGATTGCATAGGGGACAGAAACTTGATCGACCGACTTTTTGAGAACGTGACGCCCGACGACGTTGCACGGCTTATTGCTGGCGGCGAAACGCAGCAGGTCGAGTTCAAAGAGAACATGCGCACGATCCTCGATCTTGCGAAGATCGCTTCTGCATTCGGGAATACGCAGGGTGGTGTCTTGCTCGTTGGAGTGCGGGAGCCTGACGTTGTGGTCGGGACGGATGTTCGTCGGCTGGGGCACCTAGTCGATCAGCTTGGTGGCCGTATCCGCCCGATGCCAGAAACTCGCCTTCATCCGGTCACATACCAAGGGCAGCAAGTCGGTGTTGTTGTCTTCAAGCCTGTGGCGGGAGAGATTGCGATCTCGGACGCTGGAGCGTTTGTTCGGCGAGGCGAGGCGATCCGTGTTATGGAAGCCGACGAAATTCGTCAAAGGCTTCCACGTGAGGAGACGCCCCAGCAAGCGCAGGTAACCAACGAGCATCTTGCCGAAGGCATTGCGACCCTTAGCGCTACTCTTGAAGGGATGCGCGAGGATCTTCGGTACGCGCAAAGCCTGCGTGGTCAGTGGAAGGTGCTCTTGGTCGGCTTCCTTTTGGGTATCGCTGCCAGTGTCATTGCCAGCTTCATCTACGCATATTTGACGCTACCCAAAACCTAATGCGCTTCTTTGGGGATAGTTGTACACTGTCCCCGTGCCGTCGATTCTTACGCGCCTCCGCAACGCAGCAGATGCTTTCCTCGGGCGGGAGGAACGTCTTGTTGGTACCGACCTGAGCGCCATGTTCCGGTACGCCGGACAGCCGCATCACTTCCAACCCGAAGCCTCGCTCGAATTCTACGGTGAAAACCCGTGGTTCCACGCGGGTATCGACGTTATCTGCTTTGAAGTCTCCCGTACTCCGTTCTTCCTCGAAGAGAAGAAGGGCGACGATTGGGATCGGGTGGAGAAGCATGAGTCTCTCGAAACACTGCACAACCCAATGCCTGGGAAGACGGGCAAGAGCCCGCTCACGCAGCGCCAGCTCTTCCACCTGCTCGGCCTGCACCATGAACTGAACGGCGAAGCGTTCTGGATGCTCGATGGCCGGCGGAAGCTAAACGGCGCGCCGACGATCATTCACCCGCTGTTACCTGGCAGCATGACATTGCACTTCGGTGCGGATAACAGCATCGATCACTACGAGTACCAAACGATCGAACATCGCCTCCGACTTGCACCGGAAGATGTCGTTCACTTCAAGATGCCCAACCCAATGGATATGTTCCGCGGGCACTCGCCGGTGAAGTCTGCACGGTACGCTCTCGATGCGCACAAGAAAGCGGATCAGATGAACCTCGATCGGATGGAGAACAACGCCATCCCATCCGGCGTGCTGAGTACCGAGCAGAACCTCACTCCCGAAGAGCGACAAAAGATTCTGTCCGAATGGATGCATAAATACTCTGGCCAGAAAGGGAAGACAGCAATGCTTCCCAAGGGGCTTACGTTCACGAAGGTGCAGGAATCAAACGCAGACATGCAGTACGCCGAGAGCAAGAAGATGAACCGCGACGAGATCCTTGCAAACATGCGCATCGGTCTCGAAATGCTCGGCCGGACAGAATCGCAGACAAGGGCGAACGCAGATGCGGCAATCTACGTGTTCCAACGGTTCACTGTCCTGCCGCTATTAGAAATGATCACGGATACCCTGAATAACGACTACCTGCCACAGTTCCCCGGTCACGAGGGCATGCGGTTCAACTTCCCCGATCCGGTGCCGGAGAACACTGAGGAGAAACGGCAGACGATCGCGACGCTGATGGAAAACGCCTCGCTGCTGCCCGATGAAGCCCGCCAGATGATGGGACTCGAACCACTGGATCTCCCCGGAGTGACCGACATCCCATACGTGAACTTCAACAAAGTGCCTGCCGGTGCTTCTCCCGAACCTCCGGCAAATTTAGCCGCGTAGCAACACCCACACAGAAACGACAAACAAATCTCCCCGGCATCGGGGACATCTTTGACGAGGGTGCAGAGCGGACTCGGTGGCAGGCCATCTACCAGCCGTTCCTCTTTCGTGGGTTCAAGCGTGGTATCGGGATCGGCTTGATGCAGGGCGACGGGGAGTTCTCGGAAGATGATCTCTTCACCCAAGCCGTGCGAATTGCGCTTGAGCAGAAGTCTTTTGATCACGCGGCTATCGCAATCGGCACAACGAAGGAGGCTCTGCAGGTAGAGCTCGCCGCTGCGATCGAGCAGGGAGAGGGGATTCAGCAACTCTCGAAGCGCATCGATAAGCTATTCGGACAACATGAAAAGGTACGAAACAAGCTGATTGCTCGCACGGAGCTGACGGATGTGATCAACGACGGATCGACAGAGACTCTTCGGCGAGAGGGATACCAGAACAAAGAATGGTCTACGGTGATCGATGGCCGGGAGCGGGCTTCACACGCTGCGGCCGACGGGCAGGTGGTCGGAATTCACCAGCCGTTCATGGTGGGCGGAAGTTCGGGAATGTTCCCCGGCGACTCGACTTTGCCAATGTCAGAACGAGCAAACTGCAGATGCGCAGTTGTCGGTGCAGGGCTTACCTTCGACAGAAAACACCAACTCGGTCGAGTGTTCCTCAGAGCACATGGTGCGCTCGAACGGGACTTCGTGATACACTTGCGCCGTGCATTCCGCGGTCAACGCGATCGCGTTCTGTCCCACTTCCCCTCCCAGTAATGCCAGAAAAGGAGATCCGGCAAGCCACGGCCGAACAGGCAAGAGACATCGACATTGCGAATCGGCGTCTGACCGTCATCATTTCGACGTTCGACATCGACAGCTACGGAACGAGAATCGATCAAGCCGGCTGGGACTTTGAGACGTTCCGCAAGAATCCTGTCATTCCACTCGCTCACGATGACAGGGGGCGAACGGGAAGCAATGGCCTGCCAGTAGCAAAGGGTTTGCCGGACACTCTTCGTGTACACAACCAGCAAACCTATCTCACAATCGAGTTCCCTGAAGAGGGAGTCTTCCCACTCGCTGACACCGTTTGGGAGCTCGCACGCGGCGGTTTCATCAATGCCGTTTCGGTCGGCTTCGAACCACTCGATTGGGAAGACATGGAGGAGGAAGACGCTGCCGGCGCAAGAGTGCCGGTGCGTGTGTATCGCAAGCAACGACTGCTCGAAGTATCGATCGTCACAATCCCAAGCAACAGCAACGCGCTGGTGCAGCGAGCTAGAAAGCTCGGCCGGGAAGACGAGATTGAGACATACCGCGAGCTTGCCTCGCGCATCGAGAGCTTTACGGATGAATCTGAGCCGATTCGCTGGAATCGGTCATTGAGCCGAGCTTTCGACGTAACACATGAATCCATCAGCCCCGCAGAGCTTCAGTACGATTGGGTGGCGAAGCATATCGACTGCGAAGTGAAGGAGATATTCCAGAATACCTTCCGCATCCCCTCATTCCGGATCGGTGGAGTGCTGTCCGGGCTCCGACACGCTTTGATGGGTAGCACCCTGGCCGAAGTACGGAACCTGACGTGGCAGGGGACTGAACTCCCGCCCGTTCACAACGTCATTCAACTCAACTCACGGCAGAGCGAGGACTTCCTTGTTGATGGGATCGCTTTCTACCGAAGCAGCGAAGGCAATTTCGCCTACTCGGTAACTCCTGTGTGGGGAGGGTTGCAGGTCAACTTCTTTACTCACCGGGAGGCCAAGGAATTCAATCGACGTGTGGTTGATGAGGCATGGAAGTTCGCGAGGGAGCAGAATCCGCTGAAAGGCGAAGCGTTCGCCCTTTCAGGTGAATTCATTCGGACGACCGACGAGACCTGGGACGATTGCTTCCTCGAAGAGAAGAATGCAAAGGCACTTTCGCGGGTCGTTGAGCGGCTCAACGCCAAGGGAAAATCAACGCCGAACCGCGGCGTGCTGATGCTCGGTCCTCCTGGCACGGGCAAGACGCTATCGGGTCGTATTATCCGAAACACACTACAGGACTGCAGCTTTGTTTGGGTATCGACAAGGGACTTCTACCGCGGTGGCGGATTCGAGCAAGCTTTCGAACTCGCGAGAGAGATTGCACCTTCCGTATTGTTCTTTGAGGACATCGACAACTGGGTTGCTGGAAATATCGATCTCTTAAAGACGGAAATGGACGGCATCGCACGGAGTTCCGGGGTTGTCACAATCATGACCACGAACTTCCCCGAGCGTTTGCCGGAAGCATTGATCGATCGTCCCGGTCGCTTCCATGACGTGCTCAATTTCAATCTGCCGACTGACGAGAAACGCGCTGCGATGCTGCGTAAATGGATCGATGGCGTTTCCGATGAGGACGTGCAGGAGGCTGTGAAAAAGACGAAGGGTTACTCCGGGGCTCACGTGTACGAACTCGCCAGCTTCGCCCGAAACATTCACGATTCGGACGGCCTCAGTATCAGCGATGCACTGCGTGAAGCGGTCAAGAAGGTGGAAGAGCAGAAGGATCTGATCACAAGCATTCAGCTCCAAGGAAGTAACTATCGCCCACGTCGCCAAATTGAGAATGAGACAAATGCGAACGGGTGTATACTTGCGAGCACCATGCCACCCACACCTTCCGAATCGGAAAAGTACCGCAGGTATTTCGAGCAAAAGCAGCCGGTAAACAAAGTAGCCAGCCGCGCCATGGAGAAGTTCTTCAAGGCTCGCGGCATCGAACAGCCGGCCGATGAGAAGGAAGCGTTCGAGCAGATGGAGGAGATAATCGAGGAAGAGGCGAAGACGCCCGAAGAGCCCGAGACGCCGGAAACGCCAGTAGAAACACCAGAGGAACCGGAAACGCCGGTTGTGGAGGAGCCCGAACCCGCCCCAAATCCTCCGGTGCAGGAAGCCCCTGCACCCGAACGAAAAGCCTTCGTTCAAATCCCTATCGATGCGCTTCCGCGGCTGGGTGAAACCATCCGCAAGGCGTGTGTAGAAGCGTCCGTGGAAGCCTCACGACGCGGGGTTCCTGCAAAGGATCTCGGGGAAGTCGCAAAGTCCGCCGCACAACAGTTCGAGCGGACGATTCTTTCCCAATCTCTCTAATGAGTCCCACTCCCACAAAGGAGGAACAGCAGCTTGCTGACCTCCACAATCGCATGCAGGGCAAGGAGAAGGCCGAACAGGCTGAAATCCTGCGATCCTACATGCAGGAACACATGGGCGTAGCCGTCGAAGACAAGCCGATGGTACAGCTCTCTGACGATCAGGTTCGCATGATCGTCGATGGTGCATCACAGGATGCACAGAAGATCGCCGAGACAGTCGGCAGCGAAATCGAGCGGAAGTACAACCTCAACGCCGGGCAGTCCCGAGCACTGGTGCAGGAAACCGCAGAATCCGCCTATGAACAGCAGAAGCACCGCCAGCGCGATCTCCACGAGGCCGCGAAGGTGATCCGTGCCGTCAGTCGCGCTTCCGTAGGGAAGGGCGAAGCTGGAGGCGTGGAAAAGGCCTACGAAGCCGAACGTCAGTACCTGAAGGAGACCGGCCGCGCAGAGCGTGCCATGAGCCTCACGACGGATACCACGGGCGGTTACCTGGGCGGTGAAATCTTCAGCACGATGCTGTACGACAACGTCGCTCGTGTGTCGCAGGCTCGCAAGTACTGCACGCAGATCACGATGGAACGCGAGATTCTTCGCCTGCCGAAGCTCACGTCCACCTTCACGGCAGAGCAGACTGCAGAAGCCACGGGCGCTACGTCGAGCCAGCCGGTGTTCGCGCAGTTCACTCTCACAACGAAGAAGATCAACGTGCTGAGCAAGCCCTTCTCGGTAGAACTCTTGGAGACTGCCGATCCAGCGCTCGTCCAGACGCTGATCAACTTCGCGACGATCGAATTGGCGAAGAAGGAGGACTCGATCGTGTTCGCAAATATCCTCGCCCAGACCGCAAACGTCGTGGATATGGCGGCAGGTGAGTCAGCGATCACCGACCTCACGTTCGATCACATGGCCGATCTCATCAACGAGCTCGATGAGCAGTACCTCCCTGACGAGGACATCAAGGGCTCTGGCATGATCGGTGGCGAAGCTCGCTTCTGGATGCCCCGCAAGGTGATCAACGTGCTCGCGAAGTCCAAGGGCAACGACAACTACCACTGGGCGAACGTCCAAGAGCTGAAGTCTGACAAGCGTGTCCACGGCTTCGAATTGAAGCGTGTGGTCTCGATGGAGCAGGCTCCTGCCGCAGAGACGAAGTTCGGTCTGTTCGGTAACCTCGGCTACCACATCTGTGGCGTACGTCCGGGCTACCGCATCGAGCTGCAGAGTCAAGGTACGGTCGATTCGGTGAACTTGAACGAGACGAACAGCTACGCGCTGCGCGTCACGGAGTTCTTCGATTCCGACACGATCGATGACGAAGCAATGTCGATCCTGAAGACAGGTACTGCGTCCTAATCGCAGCCTTGACGCTCTGGCCTCCCTACGAGGCCAGGCGTGAGGGCTTCCCCCACACTCCTATGGCTGATCCAGCAGACAAAGTCACCGGCGTCGTTCTCCACCGCATTACGGAAGGGATTCTGAGCGTAGACAACGATCCTGTTGTGAATCTTGAAACGGAAGGGGCGGAGAAGATCGAACTCGTGAACAAGGGACCAAATACGGTCTATTTCCGGGCAGATGGCACGACTCCAACCGCACAAGCATCGGGAAACGGAGACCAGATCGCCTCAGGCGGTCGTGTGACGATCGAAAAGGCGAAGATTACCGATGTGAAATTCCTCTGCCACACGGCAGAAACAGCAACCGTCTTCTATCGGCTTTATTCTTAACCACTTTTCCGATGCCAAAATACGAAGTCTCCTCCACATATTACTTCCGAGAAAACGGCCAGAAGGTCGAGGCTGGCGGTACGATCGAGCTCACCGAAGAGCAGGCGGCTGAAAGGAACGCAGCTCACCCTGGGCTCCTCAAGCCAGTCCGCCAGACAACGCAAGCTCATCCGACTGTTGTTCGGGACACGAAGCCAGTGGAGAGCAAGCCGAAGCGAACTCGCGCCAAGAAATAGCCTGTGATACACTCTCTTTGTATTTTTCTTCTCCACGCTCATGGGTAACGTACTCAATCGGAAAATCCTTCAAGCTGGCAAAGTCGTCTTCGGCGGCCTCATTGTCTCTGGCCTCGTGGGCGGCGGCGTGTATCTCAACAGCCTCAGTACCGACGGCACGATTCAGAAGCAGGACAGCTTCGCGGCATTTGTAGCCCACGTATTCGATATTTCGGGTACTGGTTCGACTTCAGCACAGAATGGAACGGCATACGACGCTGCGTGTATCCCGAACCCCCACGGCACTGGCGCCATCATGCACGGGCGGTACCACAACATTGCCAACCCGACTGCAGCGAGCGTCTACATCGGATTCGTGGATAGCTGTGATGATCTAACAAGTAGCGGTGCCGATCTGCTCGCTCTTGGATCAAGCTGTAATTCCACAGGTTGTACCGCTGCCTTCAACACGGAAGACGTTACATGGCCGGGCGACCAGTACATCAAGGTCGTGATTACTGAAGATCCCACGGCGGACTTCGATGGAAAGGTTACTCTCTGGTACGAGGACATTCTCGGCGAATAACGACGGGGAAACGAAGTGAGAAGAGCCCTGCATAGCGCGGGGCTCTTTTTTGCGCTATCCTTTGCCTGTGGCTGTAGCTGCCGATGCGCTCACGACAACGGCGAACCTGAAGACTGAGCTCGGTATCTCGGGCAGCAGCCAAGACACCCGTTTGGATAAGCTGATTGATCGTGCAACTGATTGGATCGAGGGAAAGACGGGACGGAAGCTCAAAGCCCGGCACTACAAGCTGGATGAAGCCGCGTTCACCCCTGGTGTCCTGTCTGAGGACTACCTTTACTTCGATGGCGACGCGCAGGTCGTGAACGAAAAGGGACTGGGAGAGTACATCCTGCCCCAGTTTCCGGTGCAGCGAAGCAGTGTCACTGATGCTCTAGCTTTCGAGCTATCTTACCTGTCAAACCGAGGGAGTGACGGTGACACCTTCACTGCGCTGGTCGAGAACGAAGATTATGTGGTTGATTACGAGAAAGGCATTGTTCGTCTCCTCGCTGGCCGGTTTACGTCGGGTGTGAAGAACTACCGGATCACCTGCACGGCCGGCTTCTTCGTCGGTGCTGCGCAGCCCTATGTCCCGGATGCGCTGGAAGAACTGTGCATCCTCGAATGCAAGCGACGCTTGTACGACAAAGACGGCGTCACGAGCGAACGCATTGGAACGTGGAGCCGCACATTTGATGCGGAGAAGGCAAAAGAGGCGATCGACGAGAAGGTCGCGCTCTTCACCCGTTACCGCCTTTAGCGTGTTTCCGCCCGAGATCACCAAAGAGATCGGCGTCTATCACCTTCCAACCGCGTCGGGAAAGCAGGCGTACCCCGGTTCTGCAGATGCAACGATCCTCGGCGCGTTCCTGCCGCTTGATCGCCAGGCAATGGCGCTGGAGCTCGATGAGTCGATTGAACCGTTCGAAGTGTACGTCGGCGGGGCGGAGGACGTTCGCGAGACGGATAAGCTCGTGATCGATAGCACGAACTACTTTGTACGGCGGATCTTCTCCGCGAATTTCGGAGGTCTGCCACACAAGCGCCTCAGCATTTCCAAACAGCGCTGATGATGACCATCCAGATCAAGGGTGGCAAAGACGTGCTGAAGAACCTGATGAAGTATCCGGAGGTCGCGAAGAGGCATTACGCTCGGGCAGTGGATGTAGGAGCACAGATTCTCCGTGACGACACAAAGAAGATGCCCGCTGTGAGCGCGAGCCGGACGGGATACGACGCAAAAGGAATCCCAGTGGACACGAGCCGCATGCGTACGTCGATCAACAAGCGGAAGATCGCCTTACTTGCGGCCGGCGTGCGGACAAACACAAAGTACGGTGTATTCGTCCACGAGGGCACAAAGAAGATGAAGGCTCGCCCGTTCTTCGAATGGGCGCTGAAGGACTTCGGGGTGCAGAAGAAGATCGACGATCTATTCGCGGAGGCAAGTCACAGGATTGCGATTGAGGTGACGTGATATACTCGCGCCGTGGCGAACAATTCGCTCTCTTCCATTCGGTCGGCACTCAACACGCAGCTCTCCGCGGTGACCGAGCTGCAGGACGTGAAGTCTGGCCGTATTATCGAATTCTCCGGATTCCCTGCCTGTCGTTTCTATCTGATCTCTACTGAGAACGAGTTGAAGACGAACGCCCCGGACTACTGGCGAACGTACACATTTGCGATTGACATCTTTCAGGAAACGTCACAGAAGGCAAACGATACCGCAGAAGCAAACTTCCAAGACGCCATCGATGCGGTGATGGACAAGCTGAATGCGGAGTGGCTTCTCGACGATAACGTCGATGTTTCCAGCGTCCAGACCGGAAGCGTGGAGCTACGGGAGATCAACGCCGGCCCATGCCTGGTCATGACGTTTCAGTTTGCTGCGCGCACTTTGATCTCGTGATATACTCCCTCGCGTATGGCGAAGTTCCACGCATTCCCCTCACAGAAAGCATCCGACGAATGCCCTGCCGTTCCTCGCGCTGTTCGCGTGTATGGGGAGTCACTTGCTGACGCCACGAAGAAATTGGCAGCGGCACTTCGCAGTGACCCGAAACTTGAAGCGGAGCATCCGGAGTTTGAGAAAACCCAAGAGGAGAAGCCCAAGAAAGTTAAATCTTCCACCCCTTCTAAATGACCGTAGGCCGTCTACGTTCCATCGCCGTTGCGCGTGAGGACGACGCATCCAAAGGCACCGCTGTGGCGGTCTCTACCGGCCACTTCATCGGGATCGAAAGCGGCTATCTGAAAGCCGAAGCAGAGCACGTCGAGAACAATTCCTCGGTTGCTCGCATTGAGGCCGGCATCGAGAACTATGTCGTTGCTGAGCGAAGCGTACTTTCGTTCTCCGGACTGGTGAAATCTGACTGGATCGGCCACGTTCTCACGGGTCTGCTCGGCACTGTGTCTTCGGCGAACGCTGCTGGAGAAACAGAAGTCCGCGAGCACACGATCACCGTCAACAGTGCAGCCTCGGCTCCGGCCTACACCATCTTCATGCTGGGTGGTGTGCAGAGTGAGAAGGCCACCTATGGCACGTTCAAGAGCCTGAAACTGTCGTGCGAAGCAGACAAAGCCCTGATGGCCGATGTGGAGATCCTCGCTCAGGCGGTGGAATCCGGCACCGGAACTGTGGCGTTTGCATCGGATCATCACTTCCAGGGTTCGCATGGATCGGTGAAGCTGGCTACGGACTTGAGTGGTCTGGGTGCGGCGAGCGCGGTCGGTTTCCACATGGTGGAGCTGTCGATCGATCGGGATACGCAGCCACATCACGTTTTCGGCAGCACGGAACCAAACAAGTTTGTTCCTGGATCAATTCGTGTTTCTGGCAAGCTAGAAATTCTCCATGAGGCCATGACGTACCGTGACTACTTCACGGATGCAACCGAACGGGCAATGCGCATCGCCTTCCAGAACCCGACAACGATCGGTGAAGCCGAGAAGCCAGAAATTCAGATAGACCTCGCGAAGGTGTACTTCACAGGGCACGAGATCAGCGATGGGCCGGATGACAAAGTGATTGAGAGCATCGACTTCCGCGCCGTTTACGACCTTGATGAAGGTACGCCGCAGATGATCGCAGCCGTGCTGACAAACGAAGAGGCTGCTACTGCATACACGGAGCCGAGTTGATTTCTCTGGCAAGTCGTCGTAGCGTGCTGCTGCATCTTCCCCCAGTTGTATGAAGCTCACGCTCCCTCAATCAGGATCGGTCGTAGAACTCCACGATTTCGTCCCGCAGATCGTTTTCGAGCGATTCCAGGAGATGATCTCCAAGAACATCAAGTTCGACATGAAGATCGCCAACGTGGACATCACACGCGTTGCGGAGGAGTTGGGACCAGATCGCGCGTTTGCCATTCAGAATGCTGAGGAGGGACAGCGAAAGCTGCTCATGGACGAAGCCCGAAAGGAAATCATCATGAAGCACGTCAATGCGGAAATCAGCGTCGCGGATACGCACGCTGCAGAACGCACGAAGATCGCCGGCATGGTGTTGTCCATCGACGATGACGATTCGGACATCGAGAAACGCCTTGGATTGCTTTCACGGCGCGATTACTCCGCTATTCAGGAGGAAGTGAAGAAGATCGAAGCGAAGGACGAGGAGGAGTTGGGAAAATCGAACGGGCAATCGGCTGCTTGATCTACGGCATCCCCGTCGATTGCCCCGAAGCCGAACGGGCTGCCAGACAAACAATGATGCGGCACGATCTGGCGAAGGAGCTCAACTGCACGCCTTGGGAGATCGATGCGCTTCCGCGTAAGACAGTCGCGGCGCATTATGCGATAATGGTGACGAGGGACAAGAAGTCCCGCTCTTCCCGCCCCAAGGATGGCTGATGTTACGAAAAACATCGAGTACATCGTCACTGTCATCGACAATGCGAGTGCTCACTTCAATAAGATCGGCTTGGCTGCGACCGCGGTTGGATTGGCCGTTACCGCTTCACTCGGGGTCGCGGTAAACAGCGCCATTGCCTTCGAAAGCTCCTTCGCTGGCGTTCGGAAGACAGTAGATGCATCTGAAGCAGAGTTTGCGGCTCTGGAAAGGAACTTCCGAAACCTCTCAAAGCAGGTTCCAGTCAATGTCAATCAGTTAAACCGCATTGGCGAACTTGCCGGTCAGCTCGGTGTGCGTGGGGTCGAGAACCTCACGAATTTCACGAAGTCGATTGCGGAGCTGTCTGTCACGACTGATCTGACGGAAGAAAGCGCTGCAACGGCATTCGCTCGTATTTCGAACATCACACAGGAGCCGATCTCGAATATTGACCGAATGGGGTCGTCTGTCGTGGAGTTGGGCAACAACTTCGCAACAACAGAAAGCGAGATTACGGAATTCGCGCTCCGTATCGCAGGTGCAGGAAAGATCGCCGGACTCACAACCGCAGAGATCTTCGGAATCGCCGCTGCGTTCTCGTCAGCAGGAATTCAGGCGGAAACTGGTGGTACGGCGGTGCAAAAGATCCTTTTGGATCTGAATAACCAAGGCAAACGCGGAATCGGTGAGTTTGAAGGTTTCGTCCGCCGACTTGCAGACTCGGGCAATGAAGCAGGGCAGGTGCTCACGGAACTTGGCTTCGCTGATTCGCGCTTGCAGCGAGCTTTCCTGTCGGTCGCTGGAGCTGGTGGGGTACTGGAAGACGCCGTTCGAAGTTCGACCGATGCATTCCGAGAGAACACCGCCCTTGCAGAAGAAGCCGCCAAGCGCTTTGCAACAACAGAAAGCCAGTGGATCGTCTTCAAAAACACGGTGAACGACCTGGCAATTGTCATCGCTAGCCTGCTCCTACCCGCGATAAACAAGATTCTGCTTACGATCACGCCGGTGATCAGCAAAATGGCCGAATGGGCTGAAGCGCATCCGAAGATTTCGCAGAGCATTGCTCTCGTTGTAGCGGCACTCGGGATACTCCTCACTGTGGCAGGTAGCGCGCTCGTGATGTTCACAACCATCGTAAGCGTACTGGCGAGCGTAAAGGTCGCTATGGCGGCAATCGGCATCGCTGCAGGGGTGCTCGCCCCACTGCTCGCACTCGGTGGTCCATTGGCACTCGCCATCGTAGGACTGATCGCCCTGCTCATCACACTCGCCCAGCACTGGGAGGCAGTGAAATGGAAGGCGCAGCTCTTTGCGGAGACATTGGTCGAGAACACGAAAATGTGGGTAGAGATCGTCACCCTGTATTACCAGTCGTTCTTCGATACGGTCAAAAACATTTTCGACTCGATGTCCATCGAAATTCAACTGTCGTGGCAGTCATTCCTCGACGTGATCAAAAACAGCGCAGATAGCGCTTTGAATGCGATCAAGGGGGCATTTTCAGGATTCTTCGGATGGCTTCTGGAGTCACTTCAGACCGCGTGGGAGAAGGCAAAGGAAATTGCGGAGTTCGTGGCTGCAGCTGCGACTGGCAGTCGTTCCTCACGAGGCCGATCGAGCGGAGGCGTTATTGCCGAGCCATTCACGCGTGTAGGCGAGCACGGTCCAGAAATCATCTCCGCTCCGCAAGGGTCTCGCGTTCATACCGCACAGGAATCCCGTGGAATGATGGGCAAACAGGTTCACGTTGAGGTGAACGTGCATGGTGGAATGATCGGTGTCTCGTCTCGTGAAATCGTCGATGCTCTCGGAGCGATGGTCATGCGCCAGCTCAATCTGACCACGAATCATGCCTAATGACTTCTTCCCTATTCATCCAAGGCGTTGAACGGACAGACGACCTGGTTCGCGAATCCCTCTCAATCGTCAACGAAGTGAATAACAAGAATTCGCAGATGACATTTTCGCTGCGTGATCTCAGTACGATCCCAAGCGAGAACGATGTTGTGGAGTTCTATGACGGTGACACATTGCAGTTTTCGGGCAAGGCAATAAACATCAACCAGCAGTCGCCCCTGCCAGAGAAAACGGCAGCAGTGCAAGTGTCCGACTGGTACGACGAGCTTCTCGCCGGCCTGGTTCGGCAAACGTACTCGGCGCGGACGCTGTGGTACATCATTCGCGATATCGTGCGAGACAAAGTGCTGACCGACGATTTGAAGGTGATGCTTCAGTTTGAAGAAGGAACTGGAACGACGGCGGAAGACTCGACAGGGTTTGGCAACGACGCGACGCTCGATTCTGGCGTGACCTGGGATACGGTGAACTACGCCGTGGATTTCGACGGCACTGACGATGCGGAGCTGTCGATTGAGGATGACGGAAGCCTTGATTTCGTCCGTTCACTTTCGCTCTGCATAGACTTCTCCACCGATGATCTCAACCGCACTCTCGTGCTGAAGGAGAACAACTCAGGAAACGCGCCGTATGCCATCCAGATCACTGGTAACGGAAATATCGTGTTCGCGGTGTCAGACGGATCGACGTACTACACGATCCAAACGACGGGGTCACCGATCACCGCAGGTCAACGCCACACGATCGTTTGCACGCTCGGATCAGGCATGGGAAGAATCTACGTCGATGGGGTTCTGACGAAAGAGGGGACGCTTACATCTTCATCGCTCGCGGCTTCAACAGGTGCGCTGAAGATCGGCAAGAAATTCACACCGCTGTACGCAATCGGTCTGTTCGATGTGCTGGCTCTCCAGGGCGTGATGCACCCGTCGGGCAATTCCACGCCGACAACCAACCTTGAAGGCACGGTGTATCGCTTCTCGGCCTATTCGAAAGAGCTTTCAGCAGTGGAGGCAAGGCGATGGGATGTGGACATCCTGGAAGTGAAAGCCCCCTCCCGCCTTATTGACTCTGCAGACATCGAGATCGCTAGCGCAGGATTCTTCTACGAATATCCGGCAGACTGCTTTTCGGCGCTCGCGCGCGAATTGGAACTCGCGTGGTGGATCGACGAAAAGATGTTCCTGCACTTCGTCAGCCGCGACGGTGCGGCATCCGTAGCCACTTTCGAAGAGGATGACGGGCAGAGCGTGATTCAGGGCTCTCTGCGAGTAATCTCGGATCGAAGCCAAGTGCGGAACGTGATCTATGTCCGCGGCGGGACGTACCCCGGACAATGGCGAAAAGACATCCTCGAAGCAAACGGCGTGAACACGTTCTACCCGCTGCCGTATCAATTCACCGGATTTGAGATGTTCACCGACACAGTCGGGCTCTGCGGTGACGTTCGGTCGTGGTTCACGATGGAGGAAGCCAGCGGCAACCTGACGGATGCAATGGGAACCAACAACTTGACCGCTGCAAACCTGACATACCAGCAGACGGGTCAGCTTTCCGATGCGGTTTCTTTCAACGGCTCGACGAGCAGTGCCCGGAAAACGTCGGCTTCCCATGTAACCGGAGACGACAATCACTCGATGGCAGCGTGGATTCGGCCGGACGTGCATGACACAACGGAACGGGTCATCTGCGGTTTTGGAGACTTCGCTGGCGAACACAGCAAGCTATCGCTCATTCAGTCGGGCGGAACGTACTACCTTCGCCAGCGGTTCAGCGGGTCGATTGCGGTGGACGTAGATGTTGGTGACCTCTCCGGTGCTTGGCACTTGGTTGGGATGTCATTCGATAGCTCGGTTGTGGATGGTCCCACGCTTCGCTTGTACCTGGATGGCACTTTGGTCAGCACGACGATCATCACCGCCCCAAATGTCTCGTCTGGGGTATTGGAGATCGGTGGAAACAACGGATCAAACGTATTCGATGGCCTTATTGATGAGGTGACGTTCTTCGACTACGCCCTCTCCGACCAAGAACAGCAATCGATCTACCTGATGAATACGGAGGGATCGCAGAGTGCCCTGCTCCTTCGCAGTGGAATCGACTTCCTGAATTCTGAAGGCTTCGACGGGTATTATAACTTCCAAGAGAAATCGTACCGATTCGACACTGCTCCCGCAGACGGCGTGATTCTCTACCTGACCGGAAGCCCGAACACGCCGGTGCTCGCTGTTCGGACGAATCAAGCGTCCATCCGCACGTATGGTCGCCGTGAATTGGAAATAAACGACGAGACCGTCGATTCGCTTGTGACCGCTCGTTCACTCGCTGCTGCAGAGCTCTCCCGCCGGAAGTCCGCGACGACGACGGTAGCGTTCCAAACGCTCCGTAGCGGCCGGAAGGCTGGCGACGTGATCACACTCGACTTTCCATCGTTCGGGGTCACGATGCAGGACTTCATTATTCAGAAGGTGTCTACGCAATTCTACCTGCCGACCCTCCAAGGATCGATTCGCCATCTGTACTCCATCGAATGCACGAACGTGATCGGAAAAGACTGGATCGACTTTTTGCGTGATGCGTTCACGCAGGGGAAGCGGAAGATCAGCCCAAACGAAACGGAAACGATCGAGGATCTCGTGGATCATGGCGAGGATGTGGGCGTCGCTGATGCCTACGTGATTGCAACGCCTGTCGATCATGCTGAGGCCGTTGAGATCGCCGACGGGCACACTGTCGATGTGAACGCGACAGGGGACTACAAATGGTCGAATGATGAGGGCACAACAGAGGACAAGCTGCGCTGGGACTTGGGGGCTTGGTCGTGATACACTCTTTCCATGCATCGGGCGATTACCGTCAAGGGCGTGCATATCTTCCGGCACTTCGCGCCGAAGACTCGTGCAGACGAGCGACTCATTGACGAGCTGCAGAAGTGGTACGAAATCGGAAAAGGTCATCTGTGGCTGCCGAAAGTCCAGCATCTTTTAGTGCAGAGGCACGTGTGCCATAACATCGTTGTGGACAGCGGCCTCAACTTTCTCGCAAAGATCCTCTGCAATACGGCAGAGGAGTCATCCAAGTACGTGACGCACTTTGCGATTGGGGACGATAACACTGCCGCTACAGCCGGCGATACGGCTCTAGGAAACGAAGTGTTCCGCAAGGCCGTTTCCTCTCGTCTGGATGATGATTCTGTTGCCAATATCAGCACATTCATCGGCGCGAGCGAAGCGAACGTCACCTGGGAGGAATGGGGACATTTCATCGATGGAACTTCTGATGCGGATAGCGGAACGATGCTCTCGCATCACATTCAACAGCAGTCGAAGAGCGCACCGAATACGGTAACGGTAGATTCTACGTTCACCTTCGCCGACGCTTAATGCCAGCCTCGTCAGATGTCAGCGCCGGCGATACCGCAACCGCAGCTCAGTACAACAACCTGCGCGCGGAGGTAGTTACGAACCGCAGTGATTTGGACGATCTTCTGGCAAGAATCTTCTTCCCGGCCTACGCGGATGGATCGGACGGAGCCTTGAACGTCACTTCGGGAACAACCACGATCGACTGCGAGAATGAAAGCATCGTCATTAAGCAATACACGAGCTTTAACGTGTCGGTGGGAGCCACATTGGCGTTCTCGAATGTTCCCGCCGAAGGCCTGCTCTTCATTCCGATCGTGCAAGGGAACTACACGATGGCTGGAACGATCTCCCTGAACGGAGAAGGATCTGCGAAGGGCGATGCTGTTGTAGTGAGCCTCACTTCTGGTACTCAAGACTCCTCGGCCGGGGACGCCGCAACAGAGCCGGTGAACAACGCCGGACAAACTCGATGCGGACAGGCTGGCTTGGCCGATTCAGACTTGACCGACAACGACCCGAAGGCTGCGGCTAGCGGTGGAGGCGGATCGGCGAGTGCCGTGAATTCTGGAAGTGCGTCGAGCACTGCTACAGCCGGCATTGCTTCGGCAGTGGGTCGAGCGGCCGGAACAGCAATCACCGCTGCGATTGCGTACTTGGCATCACAGTTTGGCATCACGATGGCTCCCGGTGCCGGTGGGCCAAGCGGCGGAGCTGCTGCCGCAGTGTTCGGATATACCTCGGGAACGTTTACGGCTACGTCTGGAGCGGGGTCGGATGGAGGCGGATCGATGCTGGTGTTCTGCGGAGGAGACTACTCGCACACCGGCACAGTGAATATGAGTACCAGCAATGCGAGTAATGGGTCGGTTTCCACTGGTTCTGCGAGCAAGTACGCACTCGCGGCCGGTGGTGGTGCTCCGGGTGCTCCGGGTTGCTTCGCGGCTTTTGTACGTGGAACGATCACGAACTCTGGTACATACAATGTGACAGCCGGAAGCCCGGGAACGAGTGATGAAGCGGCAGCAGGATCGGGTGCCGTTGCAGATTCAACGAGCGGAGCTGCTTCTGGAGCGGGGCAAGCTGTTGTTGTTCGAATCGCTTAGCATGTCGTTTCTGCCTCTCCTTTCGGCATTTCCACAAAGTGGATCGATCGTTTCACGGTGGAAGTTGAATGAAGAAAGCGGGTCACGCGCCGATTCGGTTGCGAGCAATACGCTAACAGACAACAACACTGTCACTAGCGCTGAGTTGCAATGCACCGAACTTGCGGGCGACTTCGAGAAGGGAAGCGATGAATACCTCTCAATCACTGACGGATCGCAAAGTGGCCTGTCATTCAACGGCAACTTTTCTGCTGCAATGTGGCTTAAGAACGAGTCTGCAACGTCGTCTGGTGAAGGACGCAATATATTCGCCAAGTGGAGTTCTGGTGGTGGAGCAAACGAAGAATACTTCTTCACATATCGCAATCTTGCCGGTACGAATCAATTCCGTGTTGGCTGGCGAGATAGCTCCAGTAATTTTACTGACTTGACCTACAACACAACTCTAAGCGCTGGTTCCATTTACCACGTTGCGATTTCATGCACTGTAGAGTCAGATGCGGCGAAAATATCACTTAACGGGGCTGCTGCTGCGTCTATGACACTCGGAAGCAGCGCCGCCGCGGGACTTCGCGACGGATCAGGAACGTTCGCAATCGGCACACGACCGGACTTGATCGGATTGAATGAAGGGTGGGATGGTCTCATCCAAGACCTCGTCGTGTGGAATGTCGCGCTGACTGATGCCGAACTGGATGATATCTACGGCCTGGCGTGTTCGACTTCCGCTGTAGCGTTTCGTGATCGATCAATCCTTCGCGGGGTGATGCGCGGAGTAATGCGACCATGATATACTGAACGCATGCTCCAACGACGCTATGGAGTGGCGACCACAATCTACTTCACGCTTATCGATTTCGGAGCGACGGATTTTCTGACTGGGGCAGCCGCTGCGTCGGGTGACATCAAGATCATTAAGGATGGCGGAGCCGCAGCGAACACGACAACAGCCACCTTTACGGAGGAAGGGCACGGGTGGTACAGCGTTCCGCTGACGGCCACAGAGATGCAGGCTCGGCAAATCTGCCTGAGCATCATTGATCAGACGAACCCGAAAGAATGGGAGGATCAAGGCGTTCTCATCCACACTGTAGCCCACGCAAGCGCAGAGATCCCATATCTTGCCGACGAAAGCGTTGCAGCGGTAAAGACAAAGACGGATAACCTACCCAGTGACCCGGCAGACGCTTCGGTGATCGCAGCAGCAACAGACGCGATTGCCGGATACATCGACACGGAGGTCGCCGCAATCAAAGCCAAAACCGATCTGATTCCTGCTTCTCCTGCGGCAGTAAGCGATATTCCGACTGCGATTGAAAACGCAGACGCACTCTTGAAACGTGACTTCGACCAAGTGGAGGCCACAGCCCCCATCCACTCACTTCTATCTGCTGGTCTCAAACTTGTGAGCCGATTCGTGGCATCGACCGGCAAGACGTATCGCACGGACGGCACCACGGAGCACATGACCCAGACGCCGACAAGTGATGCCGATGCCGAGCCAATTACTGAACTCTCCGCTGCAGCATGATCCCCGCTCTAGCCGCGCCGGCCGCGATCAAGAGCTTCGTAGAGAGCGTGAAAACTCTCGGGACCGTTCCGGTCATCGCTATCTGCGCGGTTGCCTTCATCATGTGGATGAACGCCGGCTTCAATCAACGATCGGAAGCCGCCCATGCAGACATGGATGTGCGACTTCGGCGGATCGAGGGGAAAGTCGATACCGTAGTGGCGACAGGTGAGGTTCGTGCGGCAACAGAACAGTATTTCCTCCGGCAAATTTGCCAGAACACCGCCGACACGGAACAGGAGCGCTTGGCGTGCAATCCTTCTCCCCGCGGTGCTTCAATGAGCGCACTTGATGCCCTTACCCTGATCCCTTGAGTGAATCCCCATACTTCCACCGGCTTGAAATGGAGTGCCAAGAGGCAGCGGGAACGCGAAACGAGGGTTATCTGCAGCACCAACGAAACAGGGTGCAGGTGGAATTCGAGTGCGAGGAGATCAGTGCCGAAGAACGTGATAAGCTGCTCGCGATCCTAGCCCCCTGCTCCTGCTGCGGATGAAGTACCTGATTGCACACCATTCGGCCGACGCCTCCAGCAAGCCGCAATTCGAGAAGATCGACGCAAGCCACAAGCGACGCGGCTTTCCGAAGAGCGAACTCGGTTACAGCGGCGGTTACAACTACCTCATCGAGAAGGACGGGACGCGGAAGCAGTATCGAAGGGAGGGAGAGCGTGGAGCGCACACGGTTGTCGATAAAGGCCCCAATGCCAAGATCGACTTCAACGCCACGGGTATTGCCGTGTGCTTCGCTGGAGACTTCACGAAGGAGAATCCAACGCAGGCGCAGATTGATGAGTGGTTCGTTCTCGGTCCAGAGATTGTTGACCGATGGGGCATCAAGCTGGAGGACATTGTGAACCACGGCACGGTCGATTCCACATCCTGTCCTGGCTATCCGTTTGCGGAGCTTTTGGCGAATCACCTTCGGGCGACAGGTACGTTCTTCGGTGCGTTCGCTTGGCTAAGTGCATCCGCAAGGCTTAATCGCTTGGAAGCCCGCATTGAGAGGGCTGAAGGCTCCACGAAAGAATCGCTTGTCAGACAGAGGGAAAGATTACTTCAGCGTATTTCGAAGTAGTACACTGAGCGCATGCGAAGCATCCTCGACATCCCCGGCCTCAACGGTAAGAAGTCAGCGATCGCGGGCTATGGCCTGATCGTTGTCGGTATCGGTGCCCTGCTCACAGCACTCGGTGACGTGTTCACCGTCGCTGGAAACTGCATGATGGGCAACCTCGATCTGTTCGGCTGTCTCGATGGTCTGCAGATCGCGTTCGTTCCGGTGGTCACGGCTCTCGCCGGTCTCGGTCTGATTGGCAACGCCCACAAGATCGAGAAGGCTACGTCCTAGCTCATGCTGGTGAACTGCTGCACCCTTCGTCGGCTACTTTTGCTGTTGCTTCTCGTGCTCGCGTTCTGCGTCGCGGAACCCGCAGGTGGTACGGTGAGATTCGGTCATGGAATCGAACGAACGCAGTGACGTGGAAGAAACGATCGACCGAATCTGCCACCGGAAGATGGCAGAAGCACAATTGAGCTACGCCCAAGCAAAGCGGAAGCTGGATCACCACGTTCGTTTGGTGAACGCCTTGCCCGATGGTGACGAGCGGAGTCGTTGTGTGGCGATGCTCGCGTTGTACGCCCTCACGCATCGATCGTCTTACTTGGCAGCAAAGGAGGAAGTCGAAGCCCTACGAAGGCAACTGACGATCGCGTATGAGCAGTGGGCTCATTCGGAGAAGTAGGTCTTCACTCCGCAGAATCCGAGTAGAAGACACCAAAGCATGTTCAGGAACAACAATGCGTAGCACAGCACGTTCCAAAGCATCTTCAGTGTCCACCACGCGATACTCCACATCAGTTTAAGCGTGCGGAGCGAGAAGACGGTCTCCAGTAGCCGAATCCACGTCCACGCCCCGCGATCGATCTTCATCGCGCCTTTGGTGTATTTTCCCTTCGGATGGCACTTGGTTGATTTTCCCCGGCCGCTGCAGAGCGGCACAATCGATTCGAGAGACTCTTTGCCGAGCATTCCGTATGCTTCCGGCGTGTGATGCACGTCGAGCATCCACGAACCTGCTTTTCCGAAGTATCGTCCGCAGCCCTGGCACGTGTAGTTGTGGTACCGAAGAGAGCGTCTCCGCTGCCGTTTCCAATGAGCGCCGTTCAGATAATCCTGATACGATCCTTGGGACATGCGTGAGGATGGTATCAGGAATGGCACTGGGGACGAAAACCGGGACGGGCGAACTCGCTACGAACAGGTTATTTCCAGCGTAGAACCCAAACGGAACCGTTCTTCGATTCTGAAACCCGTAATAGTCGAGGAAGAGAAAGAACGCTTGCTTGAAGTGGAGAAGCTCGTGCGGCTCGGAATGTCCGTGGAGCAGATGCAGGATTTTCTTCCGACGTGGGGCATTCCTGGTTCGCGTTCGCAGGTCTATCGGTACCTGACCGACATCCGACTCCCCAAGCGGTACAAGCAAACCGAGAGAGAACAGTCACACCACGATTTCTTCACGTTCCGCACATTTACCCGGATCGCTCGGGATATGGCTGTGAACGGTCACAAGACAGAACGGCTGCAAAAGGGAACGGCGTTCATGGGGCATCGATTCCGCCCGGACTTCACGTTCTGGGTGGAACGCTATCTGTTCTTCATTGAAATGCAGCTCTCCGACATCGTGGAAACGAAGTGGAGGATCAAGTTTAAGAACTACCTGCGGCTGTACCTGGACTTCAAGCGGCCGTTCCGCGTCCTCTTCATCATCGACCAACACGGGGATATGTCGTACATCCGGTCGGCTGCCAGACAAGTACTCCGGGAAGCCGGCCACAATCAGTTAAACCTCTTCCTCTTCTGCACACTCAACGAGTTCAATCGCACGGATGTGAACCTCGCACACGATCCCGTGTGGTGGCCGACGTTCGGTGGTCCAAAGGAACGAGTGAAACTGCTGTAAAATGACTTCGCTGCCTGGGAGCAAGCCTCCAGCCGCCAAGCTAGTGACTTTCATAAGTCGTAGCCGGATGCCGTAGGGGGAAAGGTCGCTACGGCACACCGATCTCTCGAAGGCCTCTCCGCCACTGGCAAGATGTGGTTCGGCAGCAAAGGGAAGCCCCCCAACGCGAAAGAGAACTGACACACCTGGTTCCATCGCCGCGGGGGGCTGGAACCCAGTTCTCTCCCGCTTCGCCCAGTGAAGCCGCACACCCGGCTTCGCCTCGGCTTCACGTTTGCGCCTCTTTTCTCGCAGGCGTACCCTCCCAGCGTGTTCTGGATGTTCCAGCGCACGAATGCTCATTCACATGATTGGAGGGTATGCAATGTTACTTACACGCGCGAGCAAGCAGTTGTTCGCACGGGAACCGGACGAGCGGTACGAATCGCTCACCGACCTGTGGAACTACTGCCGGAAGAAGAAAGAGGACGCAGTCGATCGATGGCATCCTCCGCAGAACTTGAAGACGGTCGGCAATGGAGACCTGAAGCTGGCGATGGATGGGGAGGCGTTCTTCATGAACGACTGGTCTTTCTCCCAACTCTGCCGCCTGGCAGGAGTGGCGAAAGAAACAGTAAACCGCCTCACTCCGACGACAGCGGATAAGGTCTTCGCTGAGACCCTGCCCCGCGAGGGCAACAAGCCTCTGCAACTTCTCACCGATACGCAGGGCGTTCGATCCATTCACGGCACGGCATATACCCGTCTTTGGGATGCCGATCTTGTCGGAATGATCCGCGAATTTGCTGTGGACTTCACACCCCCTCAGAAGGGCTTTAACGGAGCAACCGGCCTCTACGCGGGCGAGCAGGACATGTTTGTGTTCCTGATCGATCCGCTGGGTTGGGTTGAAATCGGTGGCGAAGCGTTCGCCCCCGGATTCTTCGTTTGGAACTCGGAAGTTGGGAGGAGAAGCCTTGGGATCGAAACGTTTTGGTTTCAGAAGGTCTGCGCCAACCACCTCGTGTGGGACGCGACCGATGTTGTTTCATGGAAGCGGAAGCACACTGCGTCCGTTTCCTCCGGCCTCTCGGAAATCCGGCAACGGATCGAAGAGCTGGTCGAAAAGCGAGATGCGCGCAAGGACGGCTTCTATCAGGTCGTCAAAAAGGCGATGGCTGAATCGGCGGGTGACGCCGACGAAGCGATGTCGCTGATGACAGGCCAAGGGGTAACCCGGAAGCTGGCCAAGCAAGCGCTGGAGATTGCTTCCAACAAGGGAGCCTTCACCATTTGGTCTCTTGTGGATGCTCTCACGCAACTCTCGCGTGAACTCGACGCTGGCGACCGCACGGAAGCGGATCAAAAGTCTTCTTCTCTGTTGTCTCTGGTTGCGGCATAGGAGCCGCGTTCTCTGGCACGGATGCCTCCCTTTTCACTTTGGAGGTTGTTCAATGTCTCGTTTTCAGAACCGCCGTTCAAACGGCAACGGCAATGGTGGAGCCGAAAAGAAAGATCCACCCGTGTATTCCCGCCGCTTCTATATCGGCGGTTCGGGAAGCATCGAAGCTGCTGTGTGGGAGAAGGAAGTCGGTGACGACAAACGACTCACACACACGGTGACTGTCTCCCGTTCCTACAAGGACGGTGACGAATGGAAGCGGTCGGATTCGTTCTGGCCGCAAGACTTGCCTGCGCTCGCTCTCGCGCTGCAGGACTGCGCCCTCTGGATCGCAGAGCAGGACGCGAAGCGGTAACGCTTTGCCCGCTCACGGATGAGCACCCCAGCACTTCGGTGTTGGGGCTTTTTGAGGTAGAATGAAATGTGACTACTTCGCAATGAACCGGGGAAAACGAGCGGGAAAATGGCCAAAAAATCCGCAGAATCAGCACAGACATCCACTCCGAAGCCCGATCGCCGGATTCCAACGGATCGTTTTGCCGGAGAATCCCAAAGTGATAGTGTACAAAACGCTTCTCCCCCTCCCGATCTGGCCAAGAAAACTACGGAATTCATCGAAAAGAACACTGCTGCCGCGAAGAAGAACATTGAGAAGTTCCTTGAGGGACTCACACCCCTAACGCAGCTTGGGAAGATCGAAACGGAATTGCAAACTGTCCAGCGGGACATTGCGAACCGGCTACAGGCAGTCCTCAGTGGTCTTGTTGGGTACAGCGGTGGATCGTTTGAGGCGAACCAAGACGTTGCACGACGAATTCAGGCACTTTTCCAGCAACTCAATGTCCGGGCAAAATGCCCTAAGTCGGGACTTCCTGGGAACTTACGACATCGCCGTGCTGGTGGTGCGAAGCATGGCATGTTCGTGATTGAAGTGACCGTGGATGGTAAGCGAAGCGTGCATTCCAGCTCGGCAACAGTACCGTCTATCGACCTGGTTCCGGCTCCTGCGGACGCCAGAAAAAGCGTGAGCTGACTTTTTTCTCCGCTGACCCTCTTGAAATCCCCATCGTCGCCCGTAGTATCATATGTATCAAGGTTGTGTCATTTGCATCAACCTCGCCGGATGGCAATGGGAGCGGGAGACGATGGAAGCAATCGTGATCAAGGCGGTGATCTGCCTCGCCTACGGACTTGCTCCGATGTTCTGGCTCTATCGGGATCGACCCGGAGAAGCGAAGGACAACCCGTTCGTTTCTCTCTGCGTGATTGGGATCGCCATTGCTGTGTGGTGCTATTTCGCAGCAGTCATCACAACCACCGTCGTTGTGGTCTTTCTTTGGCTTCTTTGGAGGAATCGCCATGACATCGAGAACATCGTCGATGCAGTACAGAACAAACCTCGTCCAGCACCACGAAGAGAGCGTGTCGTTGAGCAAGACTGGCTCACGCTTAGATATGGGGATGATCCGGGACGCAGCAATGAGCATCAGCGAAGACTGCCTAGCCCGTCACACGATCGTGATAGCTCCGACCGGGAAGGGGAAGAGTCGGCTGTTGACATCGATGTGCGTCCAGCTCGTCGAACAAAACCGTGGGATGCTCCTAATGGACGCTGACAACCAGACGGCGCAAGACGTGTTTGTGAGGCTTTGCAACATGCGAAACATCATCGGCGAAGAACGAATGAGGCACATCTACCTGATCGATCCGAGTTCCGACACGCTGTTCGCCTACGATTCATTCTTCACACGCCTGACTGGGCGACTGTACGACGACTGGCTGGCTGGACGGGTAGAGTTCGTCGGCAAGATTCTGGCTCGCAAGCAAGGTCTGGATGACTTCAAAGACCAGATGCGCCGCGAACGTGTCCTGTTCGACGTGCTCTACATGCTCGGCACTCGGAAGGCGAACGGGAAGCACTTCGGTCTTGGTCGCGCAATCGACGCGATCCAGTTCGGATCGAAACCGTGGGAGCGGATGTTCAACGAGGTGGCCGACTATCTGCCGTACGACGTGGCGCAGAATCTTTTCCGGCTGCATCATACGAATTACGGCCAGCGGCAGCGGGAGGTGGAATCCACGGAGAACATCCTGCGCTCATTCCTTCGGGGACGAGTGAAGGACATCGTTTCCGGGAATGCTCCCTCGATCGATGCCCGCTGGATCGTCCGCAATCGTGGCGTCGTTCTGGTGAAGCTAGGCAGTACGCCGCTGATCTCCCGAGAACAGTGCGACGCTATCGGCGCGATGCTGAACAACGAGTTCATCGAAGCAAACTGGCACGATCCCGAGCCGTTCTACATCGTCATAGAGGAAGCCTGCCAGATGCTTCGCAGTGACACGGCTGAAATTTTGAGAACCGGCAGAAAGCACAATTGCCGCCTGGTGATCACCGCTCAAGACCCGTCCAGCTTGGAAAACAAGTACGTGAGCATGCTCGCTCCGGTGATGTCAGAGTGCGATCTGAAACTCATCGGCTCGGTACCGTGGGAGTCGAAGGATATTGCCGAGCATTTTCTCGGTAAGGTCGTGAACACCGAGCTGAACTGGAAGCCGATGGATCGCCCTGCAGGGCACCAAGTAGTGACGCTCACAGATACGAGCAAGGGAGTCTCTACGCAGCAGACATGGACTAACGGGAATAGCCTCGTTCATACCAATGGCAATTCCAGCTCCTTCACGCATGGTTCTTCTGACAGCAGGGGCAATTCAGAAAACTGGAGTTTCGGCGAGAGCGAGGGGCACTCGGAAAACGCAGGACGCACACTTACCAAAGGCGATGGGTACTCTGCGAATGAAACCCGAGAGAGTGCTACAGGCAGTCAGTCAGAAGGTCGTTCCGAATCTAGTGGCCGCACGCGGGGAAAGACGCGTGGTTATTCACGCGGGGAAAACGGGAGCCATTCAGACAATCACTCCTTCGGTCGCTCGGTGAATGCACAGACCGCCCGTGGCAGAACCGGAAGCAACGGCGGGAGTGTGTCGGAAACATTCACTGAATCCAACAAGAGCACGCACCTACCGATCACTCGCGAGGAATGGTACGCATCCGGTCTGCTGTACCCGATTGAAGCGCAGCTCTGGGCGATCAAGAGAATGCTCGCAACTCTCCCGCCAAGGCACTTCGTGTTGAGCTACGCAGATAAGCAGCCGATCATCTTCCGCGCACACACGATCCTCGATCAGGAACCGTGTGACATGGATCTGTTGCTCGACTGGATGTACTCCATTCATCCCTGTTACTTCATCCCCGGCGAGGTCGAAAAGTGGTCATTACCCCCACAGACAAAGAACTCCTCGAACGGCTCTACCACCCACAAACCGTCAAAGAAATCCCAAGGAACGAACGGTCGGCATACCGAAGGATCAAACGGCTCAAAGAAGAAGGGCTCGTCTTCGTGATCGGCTACGTCCACTCAAACGGGAGACCCACTGCCGTGTATTCATCCCAGCGATTCAAGACAGACAACGTGGAGCATGAGTTGAAGCTCACTCGTGTTGTTCGTCTCTGGGGATACCAGTGCTTACGAGGCAACGATGTGGACAAGACGCTCCGGCCTGACGGCACGATCGGAAAACTGCATCTGGAAATGGACACTGGATCAATGAGCTTACCGCGTGTGGAAGCCCGACTCCGTTCGTACATCGATTGCGAAGACACCGTTTTGATCATTACGTCAACCGAGAAACGCATGTATTCGATCCTAGAGCGTTGTTCGTTCCTTTCGGCTGCCCTACTAGCTACCACGTACGAAAACGCGCTACAGCCCCCTTCAAAGGTCATTGTGACCGACTGCGACGGGGATCAGTGGGCGCTCGATAAGGTGATCGAAAACCTGCACAGAAACGCGCGAATGAGTGAACAGGCCGAAGGAGCGTAAATCCTTGGCTCATATAGCAAAGCAAACAAAACGAAGGGAGGACTAATCATGGATTTCACAGGTATCAAAAGCTCTGGTGACCAGCTCTTCCTGCAGATTGCGATTGGGATACTCTGCCTGCTTGCCGCGATTCTCGCGGTAATGGGTTATCTGGAGGAACAGCAACTGATCCGCAAACAGGGATATGTTCCGCTCACTTTCACGACTGGGTGTCGTCGGATGCTAGTGCTGATTACTTGCCTGTTCGGTGGATCGTTCTACTTCGGCTTTCACGGTTTGTGTGCTGGCTTTCTGTTTGGACAACTTTTGCAGTGGGCTGAAACGAAGTTTGGCCATAACCCGGACTAAATCCCTGTACTGCGTTCAGGGACGCAGTGGGAATGCCCGGTGGCACCGCCCCTTGGCGGTCTATATCCGTTACCCCCGAAACCGATGCTCTACACCGTGAAACTCACATATCAGATCGTGGTCGATGCAAGAAGCGCCAGCAACGCACATTGGATTGCCTGCGAACGAATGAGGAAGAACCCTTCTGCCTTTATTAGCAAAGTGCAGATGGGAAGCGGAGGAGGATCAAAGAAGCCGCTCTGGCAGCAGCTTTTGTTCGGGACATAACACGGAGAGGGTGCCCTGCACACCCTCTCCCTACTTTCAGGAGGTTGCCATGATCCAGTTTCTACTTGCCGATCCTCGCCGTTTTGTAGTGAGCGTTTTCCTTGCTGGTGCAGTTGGAGGGTATCTCTGGGAAGGTCTCGGAGGAGCACTTTTTGGCTTCTTTGTGTTCCCGATGTTCGTCAATGTCTGCCTGCTGATCTACACCGTATGGGCATTTCCGAAGTTGTGTCAGCAAATGGATGAGATAGCTCGGATGTGCAAGGAGAGAGAAGACAAGGAGGAGAACGAGGACTAACATGCTCGCCGTGCTGAAAGAAGCTCTGTTCTACCGGGAACGTGGACTGTCGGTCTGCCCGATCAAGGCAGGCACGAAGTCGCCGTCCGTACCGTGGAAAGATCTTCAGGAACGGCACCCCACCGATGATGAACTGATCAAGTGGTTCGCCAAGACCCGCCACGGAATCGCGATCATCTGCGGGAAAGTTTCAGGAGTGATTGCCGTGGACTGCGACTCGGAAGAGAAGACTCGCGAGCTGTACGGCAAACTTCCGAGAACGGAAATGATGACGCGAAGCTCTGCTGGGAAGGGGCATTTGTATTACCGAATCAACCAGGTGGAGATCCCGACTCGCATCCGGATCGCTGGCGTGCTGGTCGATCTGAAGGCCGAAGGATCGTACTGCGTTGCCGCTCCGACCGTGCATCCCGACACAGAGGAGCCATATGAACGACGCGGTTCGTGGAATATGGATCGCGTGCCTGAGTTTGATCCCTCGTGGATCGAGGAAGTCATTGAGGAGCGGATCGAGCGGAGTGTCACCCGCAAAGAGGTGAAGCGCGTGGAGAGCTACGTGATGAAGATCGAGTCAGTGCAGGGACAGGGTGGCAGTCGTGGTTTGGTTCGTGCTGCTGCTGTCTGTCGTGACGGTGGACTGACGGAATCGGAAGCGACGGTGCTTCTCCTGCAATGGAACCAATCTGGCAAAGCAATCCCGCCGTGGGATGACCAAGACATTGCGAGAGCGATCTCGCGGACGTATTCGAAGCAACCACAGTAACCCCCGCCCCTCACGCTTGAGCTTTCAGGGCGTTGGCTCCTGCGTACTTGGCGGTCTGTGGGTTTTTACTTTGTTCTCCCCAATCCCATGTTGAACGAGCTTTTTGCAGACGCTGGCGAATTTGGCGTTGTCATCACTCAGACAGACTGGCCTCCCTGTAGGGTCGGCTTGGTCGATATCGGCATCTCGCATCCCTCCATGCGATGTGGCGTGTCGATGAACGCTGATGAGCTAGACAAATTCATCAAGCACTTGAAGAAGGCACGTAAGTGGCTGGTGTGAGAAACAAGGGGGCGAGCCCTGCGCCCCCATCACTTTCAATCAGGAGAAGAACGATGAACGACGTAGTGACGATCCACAAGCTACTGCCCAAGGCTAAGGATCAGATGAACGGCAAAGAGGGCGAGTGCATCCAGTGCAGCTTCACGGACGGTAGCTACAAAAACATCACCGTAACCTGGCAGACGCTGAAGGGACTTCTGCGACTGAAGGGAGGAGAGGAGAAGAAGACCGGGTGACATGATGAATCAAGATCGTTGGCAATACAGCGTGCTCGGGTTCGCGATGGGATTCGACAGCGACCAAAAAAGCACCGAGGAATTCATGGATGACACACGGCTGTTCATCGAGGAGTGCTTAAGGCGTGGCCGCAGGTGGAAGCCTGATGACAAACACGGATATCCCAAGCCACTGCCGAAATGGATGCCTCCTCTAATCATGGAGCGGGTAACCAAGAAGTATCCGTTGTGCCGTGGGAATCTTGAGACTATCGCGCGAGTGTACGACGCGATTGAACACATCATTCGAGCGAAGGCCTGGAGGTACCACCTTGAAACGCGTCGAAGACAACTCGAAGCGATGAAGGAGAAGAAGTCGTGAACTACTGGTACTTCGTCTGCGGCCAGTGCGATGCAAAGTGGTTCGCAGACCTGCAAGTCTGCGACTGCCCGCGCTGCGGCACTCCCGGTCCTGCCGGAGAGAAGCTCATCCCGCCGTGGAAGGAATACCTCACTGTCGCAGAAGCGGCAGAGATCCTGAGCCTCGGCCTCTCTTCGGTCTATGAGATGCTCGACTCGGGCAAGCTCCCGTGCCACGACATCGGACCGAAGGGAGGCTCGAAGCGGATCAAGCGCGAGGATCTTCAAGCCTACATCGATTCATGCAGGCGCGGCGAGAAACTGCCAAAGCAGTCCCCGCCTGGTAAGCTGAAACATCTGAAGATCTAGCTATTGACGGTCTCGCGGTGATGGTCTTTTTCTGTCGAGACCTCCCACGGAATCAGCGCCCAACCAAGTCCGCCACCTGGTTCAACAAAAAACCGTCCACAAGCACGTGCCTGCGCAATCTCAATGACGGTCAAGTCGCCAGAAGAAACGATGCGACCTTTACCGTCCGATGCCATTTTGAGAAAAGCCAGTGCATCCATGCGGATATTATCCCGCAGCCTTCTTCGCCTGGTCAAGCAAACGGGTGCGGTTGTGCGTGAGATGGGCGTAGACCTTCGAGATCATCGTGGCATCGGTGTGCCCCATCAGCTCGGCCAGCGTCACTGCATCGACACCGTTTTCCAGTGCCCGTGTGCAGAACGAGTGACGCAGGACGTAGAGGCAGTACCTGACGCCGATCTTCTTGTGAAGTCTCTGGAAGCGGTTGTTGAGCTGCATCGGATTCCAAGGAGCGTTGCGACGATTGCGAAACAGCTTCCCCTCCGGCCACTTCTTCATCAGCCGCTTGGTTATCTTCAACACTCGATCGGTCAGATAGACGACCCGCTGCCGCTTCTTTCCCTTCGATTCGACGGTCGGGAATACCCAGCGGGAGTTTGCCAAATCGACGTGGCGAGCTTCGACCTTCAAGAGTTCCTGCGGCCTAGCTCCGGTTTCCCACGAAGCCCAGAGAAGATCGCGGAACTGCTCGTCTTTAACGTGGCTGATGAGCGTCTTGAATTCCTTCTCGGTGACGATTTGCTCCCTACGACCGGGCATCGGCTTTTCGATCATGGCAATCGGGCTGTGGTCGATGTAGCCCTGTTTTACCGCCCAACGAAACGGACGTTGAACGGCTCGAAGCCCGCCGTGCTTCGTGGCATTCGCCCAGGTCTTTTTCGCATCGACCCACTTTTGAAGATGGTGTGGCCGGAGATCATTCACCCGCAGGGTTGCGGGAATCGTCTCGATGAACGACTGGCAGTGATCCTTGTACCAGTCGTAGGTGGCCATAGCTTGGTGAGCTTGGCAATGCTCCAGAAAGGCGTCGATGATTGCGACCACGGTGTCCGAAGCGACCACCCTCCGCTCGGGCTTCGCCATGAGCTCGTGATATCGCTTCTCGGCGTCTTTCTTGTTGGTGCCGAGCCGATGCCGTTTGCCGTCGATCGTGGTACAGTATTCCCCACGGGCAGCCCAAAACCACACTGCGGATTTACGGGGCATGATGCCATTCCTCTGCTGAAAGCTGTCGCGAAAGCTGTCAGAACGGCTCTGACATGCAATAATACGCGGCGTACAGAGGAAAGTGTATTGGCCTTCTAAGCCAAAAGCTAGGGGTGGACGCAGAATTTTTTTAACGGAGAATGACTGAGGCAGAACACGACGTAAGTCCCGGTAGCTCAGCTGGATAGAGCAGGGCTCTTCTAAAGCTCAGGTCGCAGGTTCGAATCCTGCCCGGGACGCTCTTTTTTCCATAAGTTCCACACTTTCCGTCACCGTTTCTCGGATTCTGTGACGCATTCTGTGACAAGCAGACGCATTGCTTTTCCCGTAACTCCCAAGCGATAAAGCCGCTCTCGGATCGCATGAACCGCCTTGCATGCACGGCAGCGGCAGCCGTTTCGGTACATCGTGAGGGTTGCGTGCAGAACCTTCGCTGCACGATCTGCGGCTGTCTTCTTCAGATGACAGCCGTGGCAGAGTACTTGGCACTTCTCCAGCTCGGCCAGCCGACGTTTCTCGCTAAGACTCCAGATGCGGTGCGAGACCTTCTGCTCCGGATCGATGTGATCCACTTCCAATTTTTTCCACGATCCACACCGGACGCAGGCACCTTGAGTTGCCAGCCATTCCTGCCGACGCCTTTTGAGCCAGGCATTCTGGTACTGGCTCATGTACCGCCGTTGCTTGTCTGTGGTAGCCTTCCCCATACGAACGTAAAGCATTCGTAGCCTATTCCCGTTTGTGCTCTAGCGCAAGCGGGTTCCGGGCTATTCGGGCGGCAGCTCCAGAAATTTCGGAGGCTCCGGAGGCCACTGTGCTTCCATCGTCGGATTGAGCAGATTCTCGATCTCGATCAGGTGGTCCACGATCTGGTTGTTGATCTCGAACTGCACCCGGTCTTCTGGCTTGGTAACGTCGATCGCCCAATACTCGTAGCCACGCTTCCGGTACTTGTCACCAGTTCGGACGATCCCGAGCTGCTCCACGGGGCCGTAATCGTCGTGCTCGGTTGATTCGTTGTAGAGCCGTCCCTCTTCGCTGACCTGAATCTGCGCAGATTCGTAGATTCCAGAGCCGGTCTTCCAGTTGAGGGCTGTGTGGATCGGCTCACCTGGCGTTTTGGATCGTCCCATCGGTTCCGCAACTCCCCCACGCCAGTCGATCATCGTGGCAATCTTGCGGCGGATATCGCACACGCCTTGCTCGATCGCGAGAGTGGTCGGCTTGTAGTCCTCGAACCAATGCACCCATGTTCGCAGGTGGTGGTACGCCTCTTTGTCCATTTCACCGCGTTTCACTCTGCCGACTTTTCCGGAAAGCAGGTCTTGGATCGAAGAGTGAACCGCAGTTCCCCGTTTGGCAGCTTTGGCGAGAGCTTCCTGATACTTCTCGTATCCCCCTTGGTTCGCGATCCACGTCGTGAGGCCCGGTCCCTTGGGCAGGTTGTTCAGATACGTGGTCAATCCCTTCATCCATGTCATCGTGGGCAGGTGCAGATACCGATGCCCTGCAGGAGTCGAGTACAGGATCAGCTCGGGCGTGAGCTCGAATCCACCGTCGGGAATCTCCGGCTTCGTATCCGCAGGAAGTCGATTCGCGTGGCCGTTTCTTTCG